TCCTTTGGCTTGCTTGATAAATACTATGATGTGTTGTTGCTTGAAGCTCAAAGCAAAATAGTGGATAGCGCATTTATGTATCTTGAAAAAAAAAGAGAACCTAAAGAGCGTTTCTATATGCCACGCCGCAAACAATTCTTAAGAATGGGGCTAATAGAAGCTTTGCAGGGTATGATTGATGATAAATACGATATATTGTGCGTGTCGTTAATACCTGGAGCAGGAAAGACAACTATTGAAAAAATGTTTAACGCTTTAGTAGCTGGCTGGTTTCCTAATGATTTTTGCCTTTTTTACTCCCATTCTGGCGACATTACACGAATGTATTACGATGGTGTATACGATATTGTTACAAATGCTGATGAATATGCGTGGAACGAAATCTTTCCTAATTTGACAGTTACAAGCACTAACGCAAAGTTGGAGCAGTTCAACATAGGTAAATATAAGCCATTTCCATCTGTGCAATGTACATCTGTAGGAAGTAAGAATGCCGGTAAAGTTCGTGCAAGTAAGTTTTTACTTGTGGATGATATGATAGGCGGCATTGAAGAAGCACTTAATCCTATGGTACTAGATAAGCTGTGGGATAAATATGCAGTAGATGCCAGACAAAGAAAAATCCAAGATACAGACGGACATAATTGTAAAGAGATACATATTGCTACACGTTGGAGTGTACATGATGTTATCGGAAGAATACAGAATATGTACGCAGGTAATAAAAGAGTTAAGACTATCGCTGTACCAGATGTAGATCCAGCAACAGGCGAGAGTAATTTTAATTATGAGTACAGCGGATTTACGAAAGAATTTTTTGAAGACCAACAGCTTTTAATGGACGAAATCTCTTACAGGTGCTTATACAAGCAAGAGCCTATTGAACGTGAGGGGCTATTATTCCCAGATGATAAAATCCGCAGATACCTTAATCTGCCACACGGAGAACCAGAAATTATCACAGCTCAATGTGATACAAAAGGCAAAGGCACAGATTATTTTGTATTACCGGTATTACAGAAACACGGAGAAGATTATTACTGCATTGATTGTGTGTGCGATAACACAGCAGATTACGAAGAACAATATAGAAATGCCGCAGGAGTGCTTGTGAATAACAAGGTACAAGAGTGCGAATTTGAGCGTAATGCCGGCGGCGATAGAGTTGCTATGGAAGTTAATAAGCGTGTTGAGAGCGTTGGGTGGGTGTGCAATATTACTGACACACCAACAGAAACGAACAAGGAAGCAAGAATATTTCAATGTTCTAACTGGATATTGCAACATATTATTTTCAAAGACTCATCGCTTTACAAACCTAATGAGCCATACGGAGTGATGATGTCATTATTAAAGCAATATTCAGTATCAGGTAAGAAACAATTAGATGATGTTCCAGACGTTTTCTCAAACTTTGCATTAAGAATAACACAGGGCAATAGAACAGCTAAAGTTGAAGCTGCTATAAATCCATTTAGGAGGTATTAATTCACTATGACAACTAAGGACTATCTTAATCAGATAAGCTATTACAACAAGATAATTGACAATAAATTGATAGAAATAACACAGTATAAAGAATTATCATACAGCATATCAGCGGTTGTTAATGAAGAAAGAGTTATGTCATCATCAGATCCGGACAAAACAGGATGCGGATATGTCAGACTTGAACAAATGGAAGAAAGCCTTGACAAGCTTATAGATAAATACATTGATGTAAAGAACAAAATAATAGAGCAGATCGAGCAGATAAACAACGAAGATTATTACACAGTGTTGTTTCTAAGATATGTCAGAAAGTTTACATTTGAAAAAATTGCAAATGAAACAGGCTGGTGCTGGAGACAGGTACACAGAATACACGCTAAAGCATTGCAAGCTTTTGAAGATAAATATGGAAATGAATATTTATAAAAGATGTCATAGAATGTCACATTGCCGGCGTGGTATAGTATACCTGTAAGAAATTACAGAACTGTTTTTCATCAAATATTACAATCCTTTATCGGAAAGCACCGTTACTTAATTGTAGCGGTGTTTTTTGTTATGCAACGAGGTAGAAATATGAATTTTTATATGAATAAAGATAAATCAATTATGTGTCCGAATTGCCATAAGTTTTTGACTAAGGCAGACAGCAAAGACCCACGAACACATAAGCTGGCGTGTAAACATTGTCGTAAATGGATATGGTATGTGCCTAACGATGATGATAATTTTCAAATTAAAGAAATACCGGACAGCAGAAGTTCAAGCGGTATGACATTTTATTAGGAGCAAGATATGAACACAATGTATTTTCAAGACCTTGTTAGAGGCTGTTATGGACGTAAAATTGCATATACGAATGTAGATACAATAACTGCTAACAATGTTGTTAAGGTTATTGGAAGTACTATAGGTGTATTTAATTGGAATAAGCCAGTTATCAAGTATCTGTGGCATTACTACAAGGGCGACCAACCAATATTGTATAGGCATAAGCTGACTAATGAAGATATTACAAACAAGATTGTTGAAAACCACGCATATGAAATTGTTCAGTTTAAGGTAGGACAGACATATGGCGAGCCAATCCAGTTTATTAGCCGTAAAGATGATGAAGCTATCAATAAGGCAGTTGACATACTCAATGATTTTATGGCGGATGCCAATAAGCAGGAGAAAGACATTAAAGCCGGAGAGTGGCAGTCGGCAACAGGGACATCATTCAAAGCGGTTCAACCTAAAAACGGAGATGTACCATTTAGAATTGTGGCACCTACGCCAATGAATACTTACGTTGTTTACAATGAAAGCACAGAAGAACCTATGCTTGTTGTACAGGAACTTAAAGACGAGGATGGAAACTGGTATAAGATGGCATTTTCCGACACTATGTCTTTTAGAATTGTTGACAGCAAAGTAGTTGAAAGGAAACTACATACATATGGTGAAATCCCTATTGTAGAGTTTCCTAATAACCACGAAAGAATATCCGATATTGAGCTTGTTATAGGTATGCTGGATGCTATTAATAATATGCAGTCTAACAGAATGGATAGTATACAGCAGTTTGTTGAGTACTGGGTTAAGTTTGTTAATTGCGAAGTTGACACAGAAACATTTGAAAAAATGAAAATGAACCACGCCCTTACGGTTAAATCTATCAATAAAGACAACAAGTCAGACGTTGAGATTATGACACAGGAGCTTAATCAGACACAATGTCAAGTTGCTAAGGAAGATTTATGGGATAACACATTATCAATATTGGCAATTCCTAACAAACAAGGTAATACCGGCGGAGATACACAGGGGGCAGTTGAATTAAGAAATGGTTGGGACTTTTCTAAAACAAGAGCAAAGTTGAAAGACCCTATTGTTAAATCGTGCGAAAAGCGATTAGCTGTGGCAGTTCTTAATATTCTAAGACTTGCGGGACAAGATTTAAAGTTGTCAGTCAGAGATTTTGATGTGCAGATTAATCACAGCCCACAGGACAATATGTATACCAAGGCGCAGACGTTGCTTTTACTTTTACAAGCTGGCATACATCCACTTGTTGCAATTAAGACAGTTGGTTTATGGGGCGATTCTGAAAAAACATATGTATTATCTAAGCCATATTTAGATAATCTATACAAAACTATTAAAGATGTAGAAGAACAAGAAAAGAAAGCACAAGAGATAGTTAATCAACTTAATAATAATCAGCAAAATAAGGCAGTTATCGAATAATCGGTAGCTGCTTTTATTTTATACATTTTGCAGCTATGCGGTAAATAGCAGAAGAACACAGCAGGAGCGACCTGCGGTAACAAAAGCGTGTGTTTAACGGAGGTAATTATGACAAGAGAAGATGTATTAAAACTTTTCCCAGAAGCAACAGATGAACAGATTACAAATCTTCTTAATCAGAACAATTCAGAAGTTGCTACGGAGAAAAACAAGGCAAAGCAGTACAAGGCTAAGGCTGACACAGCAGACGACTTACAGAAGCAGCTTGATGAAATACAGGCTGGTAATCTGACAGAGCTTGAAAAGGCAAATAAGGCATTAGATACAGCTAATCAGCAGATAGCAGATTTGCAGAAATCTAACGCTATCAGAGAACAGAGGGAAGCAGCTATGACTAATTTTAAGATTACTGCTGAACAGGCAAAGACAGTTGTTAAAGATGATGGAAGCCTTGATTACACCGAACTTGGCAAGATTATGTCCGAGAAAGAAACAGCTGCGGCACAGGCTAAGGAACAGGAAATTGCAAAACATCAGGATATTCCGGGCGGCGGCAGTAATAAAGGCGGTGCAGACAATAAGACAAACGCTGAAAAGATAGCAGAAAGTCTTATATCTAACGCACCTAAAAACAATGACGTTTTATCACATTACATTCAGTAATAATAGGAGGTAGGAAATGGCAAAGGAAATGAATATGCAGTATGAAAAGACTTCATACGCAGGAGATGTTCAGATTTTAAAGAGAGAGCCTAATGAAGCAATTCCATTAACGCTCGATTTTGACGGCGTAACAACAAAAAACGCGCAGGGCAAGAAAATTGTCAAGGCTGGTACTCCAATCGGAGCAAATGGCAAAGCTGACAACACAGCTACAGTAATGGGCATTTTGAGATTCGATGTAACAGAGGATAGACCACAGGGCGTACTGCTTAAGAAAGCATATCTCAACACAAAGGTAGCAGAAGCACACTCTGGCGTTACATATGACGAAACAGTTAAGACAGCTCTTCCAATGATTGTATTTGAATAATAACAGGAGGTAAACAGATGTTAATTAATGAAGTATTAGACAGTAAGTCTATTGCATTATCAGCAACAGAAAACGCTAGTAATCAGATACCTTATCTTGGTTTACAGTGGTTTCCAGAAAGAAAGAAGCAGGGACTTGATTTAAGTTGGATTAAGACACACAAGGGTTTACCGGTTTCGCTTGCACCATCTAACTTTGACACAATCCCAACTCTTAGAGCTAGAGGCGGATTAAGCAAGGAAAAAACACAGATGGCATTTTTCCGTGAGGGAATGACAGTTGGTGAAGAGGAAATGCTTGAAATCGAGCGTATTCAATCAGAAGACGACCCTTACCTTGCAAGTGCTTTATCAAGCGTATATGACGATACTAACAACCTTGTAAGCGGCGCAGAAGTTGTACCGGAGCGTATGAGAATGTCGCTTCTTTCTACAAATGCAGGTCATCCGGTAATTGCTATTGTAAGTGATGGCGTTCAGTATGCTTACGATTATGACAAGGATGGTTCATACGCAAAAGACCATTACGCAAAGTTATCCGGAACAAGTATGTGGAGCGATACAACTAATTCAAAGCCACTTACAGACCTTAACAATGCAAGAAAGAAGTTACAGAAGCAAGGCAAGATTGCTAGATATGCACTTATGAACAGCAATACATTCCAATATCTGCTCGACAATGCACAGATAAGAAACTCAATCCTTGCACAGAACCTTACAGCAACTATTGAGGTTGACGATGATACTGTTATTTCGGTGGTACAGAAGAGAGCGAAGCTCACTATCGTACTTTACGATAAGATGTACATTGATGATGATGGCAAGGAGCAGTACTTCTACCCAGATAACAAGGTTACACTTCTTCCAGAAGGTAGTCTTGGTAATACTTGGTTCGGAACTACACCGGAAGAAAGAACAGCAAGACAGGTAGCTGATGTTGATGTAACAGTATACGGTACAGGTATTACAGTTGCTACAAAGACAGAGTACGGACCACCCCTGAAGATGTCAACATTCGCTTCCGAAGTTGTACTTCCATCATATGAAAATATGGATAGCACATTCGTATATGAGGTTCATAGCGAAGAGTAGGGGGTGCAACTATGAAATATCCATATATAGTAATTCATAATGGTAAATGGTATAACGCAGGCGAAGAAGTTCCCGAAGAGGGGGCTTTTTTAGGTTATAGCAAGACAACCATTAATCGCATGTCTACATCTGATTTACAGGCTTTTGCCGCAGAACAAGGTATAGGCAACGCAGAAGAACTTACAGGAGCAGAGTTAAAGAAGTTGTTAATTGAGAAATTAGGATTATAGGAGCTGAAATTATGGAATACACCGCATTGGAGCAAGTTAAAATCAGACTTAAACAATTTCATATTGATACAGTCACAAATGATGATGAAACAACATCTGATGTGGTAGTGTTCGATAACAAAGAAGATAATCCGATAATCGAACAGCTTATTAAACAGGCTACAGAAGATGTAAAGGCAAGAAGAAATTACCCTGACAGCTACACAGACGAAATGATAACCGAGGACTTAAAGAAGTTTGAGAGCGTTATCGTTAATCTGGCTGTCTACGACCATTCACAGGCAGGTGAAGCATTTATGGCAAGCTACAATGAGAATGGTGTCAACAGAACTTGGAGAGATAGAGACAGCTTATTTGTTGGGGTATTTCCTTTTGCTAAGGTTTTATAGAAGATTGTGCGTTACCAATATGGTAGCAGGCGGCACACATTAAGGGTGGTGGGCGGTGTGCCTATTAATTTTGCAGGAGATATAAAATGAAAGAATTTTTATTACAAACTTATACCGTAGTATTACCGATATTACTTGGCTATATAGTTTGGCTTCTGAAACAACAGAAAAAGGACAAAGACGCCAATAGTAAAGGCACAATGTTGCTTTTGCGAGTACAGCTTATCGAATATCACGATAAGTATATGAAAATAGGTGAAATTCCATCTTACGCCTATGATAATTTCGTTGAGATGTATAACGCATATCACGCTTTAGGCGGTAATGGGATGGTAACTAAGATGTATAACGAAATACAGGAAATTCACTTAAAGAATGGAGGTAAAGATTAAAATGGATATAACATCGGTAACAACAGTTGTAGCAATCGTTGTAATTACATATCTGATAGGCTTAGGAGCTAAGGCAATTCCACACATTAAGGATAATTACATTCCTATAATCGTAGGCGTTGCAGGCGGTATCTTAGGCATTATAGGTATGTATGTAATACCTGACTTTCCGGCAAATGATATTCTTAATGCAATCGCAGTAGGAATTGTGTCCGGACTATCAAGCACAGGTGTTAATCAGATTTATAAGCAGGTAAAGAACAATGCTTGACATTAATAAGCAAGCTATGAAGTATTCGCTTCAAGGACAGACAGTGACCATCTATGAAAGAGATGATGACGGCAATATCCTTTATGAGGGATATACCGACACAGAGGGTAACTTCATTCCTTATCTTGATGATGAGGGAAATAAGATACCTAAAGTTCTTGAAGAAAAAACAGGCTTTTCAGAGCCAGTTGACTTCAAAGCAAACATAGCTTTCAGCGGTGGAGAAGCACAAAGCAAGGAATACGGCTTTGATACCGCTGATTTTGACGCTATTTTGCTGACAGATAGGAATGTGTTGCCTATTCAAAAAGGCGACCTTATTTGGCTTGATAGCAAGCCTACATACACAAATGACGGTCTTGTTGATGAAACATCAGCGGACTTCACGATTGTAGGAATTAAGCCAGCATTATATTCAACTAAGTATATGCTTAAAGCGGTCGTAAAGTAGGTGCATTATGGAAAACACAACAATTAATATTTTAGGAACAGAATATGCTATTGAACTAAGAATGCTTAACAATGAAGATATTGACGGCTTTTGTGATAATACATCAAAGTTAATAGTAATTCGTTCTGATAACTATAATAAAGTAGGTAATTTTGTAGAATTGCAAAAGAAACAATTAAGACACGAAATAATACACGCCTTTCTATCTGAAAGCGGATTACAGTGCAATTGGCAGCATATAGAACAATTTGGACACGATGAAACAACTGTTGATTGGTTTGCAATTCAATCACCTAAAATATTTAAAGTTTTTGTGGACTTAAAATTGCTCTAAGGCGGTGTAATATGGCAAGACATACAATTGATATATCCTTGTCTGAAAAGTCTGTAAATGAAGCTATCAGACAGCTACAACAGTATAAACAGAGTTTACAGTATAAATGTGAACTGCTTGTTGGACGATTAGCAGAATTAGGCGACAAAGCGGCAATTATGAGTGCTAACGAAAGTCCATTAGGTAGGACAGTAACATTGAGAGTTGACAGAAAGCCTATTCAAGATGGCTACCAAGCTATTTTAATTGCTACCGGTAAAACTGTTGAAGTAGAAGATAGAGAGCCATTTTACACGCTATTAGCGATTGAATTTGGCGCAGGTATTCATTATAACGCTGTTGCTAATCCTAAAGCTGATGAATTAGGGTTAGGAGTTGGCACATATCCTGGACAGGTTCATGCTTGGGACGACACATGGTGGTTTTGGGATGAACAAAGTGGAAGTTGGAAACCTACTCATGGCGTTAAAGCTACAATGCCTATGTACAACGCCACAATTGAGATTATTAATCAGTATAAGCAGATAGCAAGAGAGGTGTTTAGTTAATGGCGAATGCAAACGATTGGGCGATAGACCTCGAGAATACAGTCACAGCACTTGTCAAGGCTAAAACCCTAACGCAACTAAAGAAAACATATCCAAAGATAGTCATAACCAATGAGGGGGAAAACAGCGGTCAAGCAGTATTCCCAACAGTATACATTCATTTACTGCCAGCAGTTGAACAAGGGCAAACGCTTGACGGACAGACAATTAACGCATTGTTAGCAACATTTCAAGTAGATGTTACCACTAACACAAGCAAGTCTGATTGTCGCAAGGTTATGGCAGTGATTACAGATACATTCAAGACAATGAGATTTCAAGGCAATGCAATGCCAGAGTTCTCAATCAGCAATAAAGTACATAAGAGTACCGCTAGATTTAGAAGAATGATAGCGGCAAATGACAGATTAATGTAACAAAGAGCAGAAATGCTCTTATTTTTTTGCAAATTTTTAGGAGGTAGACAAGACAATGGCAAGTACAAGTTATAAAGCTAGGGTTATCTACAAGGAACATAGCGAAGATGGTTTTTCAGGCTCGTATAAGTTAATGGTTGCGGCTAAGTCGATTTCAGCACCAGTATCAGCACCTAACACAGTTGAAAGTACAACATTTGAAGATGATTCACAGACATTCTTAATGGGTATCAAAACATCTGACGCTAAGACTTACACAGGAAATCTTGAAAAGGCTTATTTACAGGACTTAATCAAAGCAGAGGGTAAGCAGTTGGATATTATTCAGTTATATGGCTCTGACGGATTAGGCGCGGTTGCTAAGTACGCATTTGTCGGACAGGTAACAGCAACACCTAATGATGTTTCTGGTACTGATTCAGTACTTGAAATGACAGTAACAGCAGTTCCTAACACTTCACCTATCGAATGTACAGACAAGCTTCAAGTTGTCGAAGGTGCTGGTGACACATTCACAGTAACAAAGGTGGGGGAATGATAAGCCAATCGACTAAATCAAAGGCTGTGTCGATTGGTGGCACAAACGCCAAAACAGCCGACTACACATCATATCTTGATGATGTAACAGAATAATTATTTTAAAAGGTAGGTGCGGTGTAAAATCCGCACCTTTCTCTATATGGACGATAGGGTGGGAAAGGGTAAAAATTATGATGAATATTAATGTAAACGGAAAAGAATACAAAGTTGAGTTCTCTTTTGGTGCGGCAGAGTGCAAAGAGATAGTACAGAAAATGTTTTCTGTTGTTAACGGTTCTTACTTACTTGCACAGACAGATAAAAGTGTTGCACAGGCTTCTTTTGACGGCTTGGCAAATATGACAGCAGATGTGCCAGAGATTTGCATTACCGCCATTTATGCAGGCTGTATTGACAATAACCCAGTAACTATGGATGAAGCAAAGGAACTCACTAGGGCATATATTACAGAGAAAAGAAAGACAGATAAGAGTTACGGATATAGAACGTTGTTTGAAGAAATCAAGAAAGCGATGGAAGATGATGGTTTTTTCGAGCTGTCAGGGATAACAACGATGTTAGAGGAAATGGCGAACAATGTGGAAGAAGCGACACAGGAACAGAAGAAGCCGACAGTAGTTCCACAGGACCACAAGAAAAAGCAGACTTCCACAAAATAATTTGGGAAGAATACTTTGTCTTAGCCAGTTCACTAGGTATTAGTTATTCAGACTTTCTTAAAATGACACCTACAAAATTATTACTATACGCAAAAGGCAAAAAGATTGATAGACAAAATCGTGATTCAGAAATGTATAACTGGTTTTTAGTTTATGCAATTCCAGCTATTTCTTGTGGAATAGGTGCGGCATTTAATAAAGATGTACACCTTGAATATCCTAAACAAGCTATTTTATCAGAAAAAACAGAAGAAAGCAAAAAAGATACCAACGATAAAGAGTTACAGCTGATGTTACTTAATGAACAGAAATGGGCGGCACAGACTGAAAAGAAAGGATTACCGCCAACAATCCTATAAAAAGGGGGGTAAAGCGTGGAATTAGACAGTTTAGAGGTTAAAATTACTGGTACTGCCACTAAAGCTATCAATTCTGTTGATAAACTGATAAATCAGCTTACAAGGCTGTCAACATCACTTGCGACTGTGAATGGTTCATCATTAAGCGGTCTTGCGAGTGGTGTTAGTCAGTTAGGTTCTGCTATGCAGAATATGAACGCAGGAACAGCAGATTTTACAAGGCTTGCCAAGAATATCACAAAGATAGGTTCTGTTGATTCAGTTGCACTAACTAACACAGCTACATCACTTCAAGCTGTCACAAAGGCAGTTGCAAGCATATCAGCTATTCCACAAAATGCAACACAAGTCACAGAATTTGCAAAGTCACTTGGTAAGCTAGGCAGTAAGAGTATTGAAAACGCCGTTGTAAACATTCCAAAGCTAGGTAATGCTTTAAATGGCTTAATGACAACGCTATCAAGAGCACCAACAGTAAGTCAAAATGTTATTCAAATGACTAACGCATTGGCTAATCTTGCTAGTCAAGGTAGCAAGGTGGGTACTTCTTCAAACTCACTTCAAAAGTCGCTGTATGGCGTTTCTACAAGCACTAGGACAGCAACTAAAAGCAGTTGGAACTTGGCAAGTGCAATAGGCAAGTTTTATGCCACTTATTTTATGGTAATTCGTGGCAGTAAGAAACTTATAGAAGCAATTAAGTCAACAACAGATTACATTGAAGCATTCAACTATCAAGCGGTAGCGTTTGGCAAGATTGGTTCAGAGTGGGATAAAGATTACGAAAAGTACGGATATGATAACGCAACAGCATATGCAGAGAGCTTCCAAAGCAGAGTAAACGATACTCTCGGAAAGCTGTCTGGTTTAAAAGTTAATGTTCAAGGCGGTTTGCTTGAAGAAAGCGGAGCAAAGAACTTAGGACTTAACATACAAGAGATAACACAGTACGCTTCACAGTTAGCCTCTGTCACTAACTCACTAGGACAGACGGGTGAAGCAACAACAGCAATAACAAAGTCAATGACAATGCTTGCGGGCGATATAAGCTCACTTTTTAATGTGGACTATTCAACAGTAGCACAGAACTTACAAAGCGGTTTAATCGGACAATCGAGGGCATTGTACAAGTATGGTATTGATATTACCAATGCTACATTAGCGACGTATGCTTACAACTTAGGCATTTCTAAGTCGGTGTCTGAAATGACACAGATGGAAAAACAACAGTTAAGAGTGTTAGCGATATTAGACCAATCAAAAGTATCTTGGGGTGATTTAGCTAATAGACGGAAGAAAGTTAATGATATAGCTTATCTTCCAAGTGTTGCATAAGAATAGAAATATCTTATGGCAATCGGGCAAAATCGGCGAAGGCTAAAGTTTTCAACTATGCTAATACCGAGATAACTCAATAGATTACGAACAGGCTATTGAGTATCGTAACGAGTAGGAATTGAATAAATATAATATTCCCAAGAGTGTCCGACACTACTGCATATAGGGCAGTATGAGGTGGAAGTGGCTACCACCAAACCAAACGCAAAAACGTGGGTGATAATGTACTCTGAACTTATAGGAAACTATAAGAAGTATAGGATAAAGAGCCTATACGATAACAAATTTGACAATCAATTCCCCAAGTAATATGTTACGCCAGTTCAGCAACAATATGAAAGAGGTAGGAATGGTAGCAGGACAGCTATTTATCCCAATTCTTTCAAAGGTTATGCCAATAGTAAACGGAGTAGCTATTGCAATCAAAAGATTATTAGTTGGGCTTGCTTCTTTTATGGGCGTTAAGATTGACTTTGAGAGCTTCGGACAAAGTGGCTATAAAGACACATCAGACGGCTTAGAAGATATTTCAGATGGCTACAAAGATGTAGCTGATTCAGCAAAGAAAGCTACATTATCCCTTATGGGTTTTGATGAAATTAATAAATTGCAGGATGATACAAGCTCAAGCAAGGGTTCAAGCGGCGGTGGCGGTGGCAGCACTATTGATTTGACAGACGATATTGCTAAGGCGGCGGCTGATTATGAAGCGGCGTGGAATAAAGCGTTTGCCAATATGGAAAATTCGGCAGTTGCCTGGGCTGACAGAATAGAGAAAGCACTTGAACCTGTTAAACAGATTTTTAAAGATTTTGCAGTTGGTGATTTCTTTAAGGCAGGTCAAGATACATCTAACCTTGTGGCAGGAATTTTTAATTGGTTTGCAAAGGCTATAGATGATGTTCCTTGGTATACAATTGGACATGATATAGGAGAGTATTTAGATGGACTTAATTGGCTTGAAATATTTTCAAGCCTTGGTAATGTGTTATGGCAAGCCATTAAAGCAGCTATCGAATTATGGAGTGGTTCATTTACGGCAGCACCAATTGAAACGACCTTAATAACAGCTATAGCGGCATTGAAATTTACAGGCTTAGGAAGTGTTTTGAAAAAGAAACTTGTTACAGTAATAGGAACAAGTATTAAAGGTGCTTTAAAATCATTCGGAACAGGCAGTATAATATCAGGAATAGGTGGATTACTTACAACAGATATAGGCACTATTATAGGAGCAGGAACAGCAACAGAAATAGGCTTAACTATAGGTGCTGGAATAGTAGGTGGAATAGTAGCTGCTATTGCTGGATTTAATTTAGGCAATTGGCTCAATGAAAAATTAACAGGCGAGAAAATAGATATGTCAATGTTCGACCAATTAGCATATCTTATAAAAGCACCATTTGAAGATTTACCTAGCTTTATTGACGGAGTGATAGAAACAATCACATTCGGACACAAAGATGATATAGCAAATTGGTGGACTACAAGTGTTGCACCTTGGTTTACTAAGGCAAAATGGGGAGAATTAGGCGACAATGCTAAAACCTCATTAAGCAATGCTTGGAATAGTTTTTCTAATTGGTGGGGCAATACAGCTATCGTAGGATGGTGGAACAATAGCGTAGCACCTTATTTTACAAAAGCAAAATGGCAATCTCTTGGAGATAACGCAAAAGGTAGCTTAACTGATAGTTGGACTTCGTTCAATAATTGGTGGAGCGGCACAGGAATATATAATTGGTGGAACGATAATGTCTTGCCATATTTTACTAAAGAAAGATGGGGCAACTTAGGTGAAAATATTAAGGATAGCTTATCTAACAGTTGGAATAGCTTTTCTAATTGGTGGGGCGGAACAGCTATAGGTAATTGGTGGAATAACCACGTAGCGCCTTACTTTACAGCAGACAGATGGAACGATATGGCAAGCGGAATAATGCAAGGGCTTAAAAATGAATGGTATAGCGTACTTGATTGGTGGGACAGCAAGCCAGAACTTCACAGAATATCAGTTGCAATAGAAGATTTCTTTAGTTATATACGAGAATTATGGCATAACCTAGAGGACTGGTGGAGTGACTTGTCGCTTAGATTTCCTCATATTAAAATGCCACATTTTAGCATTGAGGGCGAATTTAATCTTATGCCTCCAGAAGTGCCTCATATTAATGTTGATTTTTATGCAAATGGTGGTTTTCCAAGAAAAGGACAGTTATTCGTTGCAAATGAAGTTATGCCCGAAATGGTTGGTACTATGGACGGAAGAACAGCGGTAGCCAATCAACAAGAAATCACAACAGGTATTGCCAACGCAGTTTATCCGGCGGTTTACAATGCGGTTGTAGCGGCTATGTCAGAAGCTAACAACAATGTAAACATAACATTACAAGGTGATGCTGATAAATTGTTTACAATGGTACAGGATAAAGCTAATAACTACACTAATATGACAGGGCAAGCGGCTTTTCCATATTGATAAGATTTGCGTATTGTGTTATTCTTTTGCTATAAAATAAAAGCAAAGGGGTAACACAATATGGCAGAAAAGAAAGCAAAGAAAAAAGACAGTAAGCTAAGCATAGCGGCGGCAATTACAGCACTATTTATATTCACAATCCCAATAGGCTTTATATTGGCTATTGTGGATTTAATCAAAAGTAAAGGCGACAAGTCACAAAGACACTTAGGCTCTTACTTTGCAATAGTATCTTTTGTACTATTTCTGATAGTTGCTTTTAGCAATGGAAGCGGTAACAACAGTAACAATGCCAATGCTACGAAACAAGCTAGTACAACACAGCAAGATACAGACACAGCAACGAATGATGATACAACACTTAAATACCTTAAACACGAAGTAATTACAGATAGCAATGATAGAGAAGTTGTTGTTGTCTATTTTGACTTTACAAACAACTCAAAAGACAATGAAGCGTTTATTTACAACTATAATGTCACTTGCTTTCAGAACGGCAAGGAACTTGACTATCCGTTAGCTAGTTTTGATGTTGACGAATATAACAATGCGGCAAGAGAGTTGCAGACAGGTGCGAATATTACAGTTGCTAGGATATACATACTAGAAGATAAGAGTGACGTTGATTTAGAAGTGACAGCTTGGGGTTCAAGTAAGAAACTTATGAAGCTGACATTAAAAGTAGAATAATCCCTTAATGGAGCGTATCTTTCGGTGCGTTCCATTTTTTATTGAAAAAGTGCTTGACTTTTTTGTGCGTACGGTTTATATTAAATGTGCGGACAGAAAAGAGGTGAGTATATGTCCAATAAAAAAGGTAGACCTAAACTCGACAATCCTAAAAATGAAAGAATATATATTCGTGTCACCAAAGAGGAAAAGGAAGAAATAATGAATTTTTCTGATAAAAGCGGATATACAATACTTGATTTGATTAAAAAAGGCATTGAAAAAGTAAAAGGGCAAAAAAAATAAAGTGTTGCACCGCTACCAACGAACACAACACTTTAAAAACACCAATCCGAAAGGAATTGATAAATCTATCATATCAGTTTCTTTCGGAAAATTCAAGATTTTTCGGAGGAAAACAAATGAGTAATGTAGAAATTGTAACAAATATTGATATAGCGTCAGAAATTGCACACGCAACAGTAACAGAAGTTTTAGCAAATATGGAAAACGAAAGAGTTTCATATGTTCTTATGGGAGTTTTGCAGCAGATAGAAACCATTCAGGACAATGTTAATAATTTTGATTTAAAGGGACAGGACAAGTCTGCAAAGGAAGTGGCATAATATTATTGCGTGAGGCATTGTGGGCATATACTCCCACTACGCAATAAGTTCTGTTTTGAGCAAATGATAAATTTGTAGGAGGTAAAATAATGAGTTATAATAATAATCCAACTACAAAAGATGACACTCACAATGAGATTAAGGCACCGATGAACACTAAGAATATTTGCGGCGTAGACTGCTATGAGCAGAATGGCGTTGCTTACTTAAGATTGGAAAATGTTGCTAGAGGGCTTGGGTTTACCACCGTTGCAGCAAGTGGCAACGAGGTTGTTAGGTGGAATACGGTCTACAATTATCTAACAGATTTAAAGGTCGTTGCAGGAAGTTGCAACGGCAATTACAAAGGGAATTGTCCAGATTTTATCCCAGAAAACATCTTCTACCGACTAGCAATGAAAGCCAAAAATGAAACAGCAGAGAAATTTCAAGCATTAGTAGCTGATGAGATTATTCCATCAATTCGCAAGAATGGAATATATGCTACCGATAATGTTATTGATGAAATACTGAATAATCCAGACTTTGGAATAGAATTATTAACAAAGTTAAAAAAAGAAAGGCAAGCAAGAGTTGAAGCAGAAAGAAAGAACGCTATCTTAACACACGTCAATAAAACATATACAATGACGGAGATTGCTAAAGAGCTGAACTTAAATTCTGCTATTCAACTTAACAAGTTGCTTGCTGATAGAAAAATTCAGTACAATGTCAATGGAACTTGGGTTCTTTACTCACCATACAGCAGTATGGGATATGAGGAAATTAAACAAGAAATTCTTGACAGTGGTAAAGTAATCTATCATAGACGAATTACCCAACTTGGAAGAGAATTTATACTGCAATTATTCAACAATGTTGCATAAGTTCTCTTGTGGGATATAATAGCTCAAACAGAAAGAAAATTCAATAGCTGTAAGAAATTTACAGCTATATTTTATTAATCGGCTCAATTTTTAGCCGACTGTCTAAAACTGAACACTTAACAGCGAACTCAATTTTGAGTTTTTTAAATGATGATTAATGGAACGAATTACTGACTGCACGAAATTGTGCAGTCGATTATGTTTGATAAACTGAGGAGATACAAGAATGGCAAAAGAGGTATACAAAGAAGAAATAAAGGAACTTATAGATAAATGCGACAACATACATTGGCTGAAAGTTATATATGCTTATGTGGGGAGATTGTTGAAGTAAGTTTCAATCAGAACAATTTCGTGCCAATTAACTAAATAGGGGAAGGGAAATATCTTTCCTCTGAAAAGTAGCGCCGAAATCTTGGCTCTACTAGAATAAAAAAAATCAGAACAAGTTGGGTAGACCTGTTCTGATTAGCACATATGAGTACATATAAGTTGCTCACGTCAATAATAACAAATAAATAGCAAAATGACAAGGACATTTCACTTGATTGTGAGGTGTCCTTTTTGTGTGCTTAGAAAGTGGGGTTTTACTATGAATTTTATACAATACATAAAGCAAGCGTGGAAAGCTGGCACTAGTGGCGGTACTCCATTAAGTCCAGACAGACTTAATCATATGGAAGATGGCATTAAGAATAACAACGATATGATAAGTGAACTAAACAGCAATATGACAATTAATTTGCTTAAGCCAACATTGCAAACAACTACGCAAAATGGAATTACTTGTACCAATAATGGAGATGGTACTTATACTTTGAATGGTACAGCAACAAAATCTACATTTTTTCATCTTGGAATATGTTCTTTTAAAGCAAATAAAACTTATAAGATACTTGGCTGGGGAAATACAAAGTATGAACAAAATTCTACTGGTTTATATATACAGATGAAGGATGAAAGGCCAAATGTGTTTGATACAAATGGAAATGGAGGAGTTTATACACCAGCTAGTGACGAATCATTGAATATTATGATAGTGATAAATAATGGCACAACAATATCAAATGCTATTATTAAGCCAATGCTCACTACAAATCTCAATGCTACCTATAATGATTTTGTACCTTATACTGGTAACACAGGACGGCTTAATGCAGATGTTGCTCTGTTGAAAAATAATCTAGACAACCGTATTGATAACATAGGCAAAGTTGAGCTGAATACAGTCTATGGTGCAAACAACATAAAAACGCTTAACATAGATACGATTGAAAACAGTATTGGATATATACTTTGTTGTCAAAATAATTACCTGCAAGGAACACCGCCAACATCAGTCTTAGGTGGCAATAAATTTTTATTAATTGGTTTTTCGAGTTTAATAAATCAAAAACCTCGATTTGGAGTTCAACTAGCAATTGGTTTTGGCAGTAATAAAATCGCAATAAGAAATGCACAATATACAGAAGGTGGTGGTAGTTGGAGTGCTTGGAGAACTATATAAAATAGCAAAGCTATTAGGACATTTAAATATGAGCACATTAAGACATTATGTTTTGCGTGATTATAATGATATTAATTACTCTTATAGCAAGATAGGAAGTGTAGCATAATTAAATATATAAAACTAAGGGAACGTATCAAAGATGATATGTTCCTTTTTTGTTATCCATTTTTAGGCAGAAAGGGGCGATTGAATGATAAGTGCTGTAATTATCGAGGGGGTGACATTCCCGGTAGCGTATAACGGCTACACATACAGCAGAAATAAGATATGGTCTAAGAATACAGGAAGAAATGACTATGGAGAAATGGTAGGCACAATCGTGGCTATTAAAGACAAAGTAGAGCTTCAATTACCACCACTTACAGGCGAACAGGTGTTGTTGCTTGATAATGTGGTAAGCGACATAGATAACCCATTCCCAACAGCACAAGTCCTATTTTTAGGCGGTACACAAAAGGAAATGACAATATACACAGGAGATGTGACATATCCGTATCTTACAAGAGCAAAGAATGAGGACGGATTAATAGTCGGAGCAAAATTAAGTTTAATTCAGAAATAAGGAGATTAACTATGAAAATAACAGGAAATGAAGTTTTAGCACATTATGAAGCACTTAGAAACGTAGCAGAGCTTAAAATGGGTGGCAGATTAGCAGTTGCCATTATGTCTAATATTAAGGCATTAGAGCTACACTTTAAAGCAGTAGTAGAAACGATAGAAAAGATATGCAAAGAAAATAAGGGTGACAGCGATAAGATAAAATCAGAACTTGAAGAATTGGGAGAACAGGAGATAGAAGTATCTGAATATACAAAAGTTGATACAAGTGTATTTGATAGTTGCGAAGCTATTGAGCCAGCTAAGATTATCGCACTTAGCTTTATGATTAACGATTAATCATCAGAAAGGAGCAACCTAATGAAAAATATTAATTGGGGTGCGGATTTCAATTTGCTGTATGCAAGATATTACAGCAAATATTTAGTTGACGGAAAAGAATACAATCAGACACTTAATGAGTTTAAGTACAGTAATATAATCAATCCGAATAATAGCATTTCCATAGGTAACACTTGCAGTAGCAGTGTTACCTTTTCTATTTTTCAGCCACAAATTACACTTGAAAATAAGGACATAACTATTTTTGAGGGTGTTAAGGGTAATAGTGGAATTGAGTATGTACAGATAGGCATATTTACTGTAACTAAAGAAGAAAGCAATGGTGAATACACTAAGTACACAGCCTATGACAAGATGTATAAAGCTGAAAAAGGCTATTTTTCCGAATTAGCTTATCCTAGTACAGATAAGGCTATTTTAGAGGAAATCTGTACAAAATTAAGCATACAGTTAGCAACTAGCATAACAAACACACATACAATTACAGATAAGCCGCAAGGTTATACAATACGTGAAATGATTGGTTATATGGCTACGTTACAAGGCGGTAATGCGGCTATCAATTCTGACGGAAATCTTGAAATTAAATGGTATAAGGATAGCGGCTATGTGCTTGACGGACATCAATACTATCAGCAAGGCGTTACTTTTACTACTAGCAAGGATTTTACAATTAAAAAGCTGACTTGTAATAATACGAAGTCTGGCGATAGCAAAACAAGTGAGATAACCGCCGGCGACGGAACGACAGGACTTAGCTTTGCTAATCCATTTATGACACAAGCTAACTTAAATGAGATTTATAACAAGATAGGCGGCTTTCAGTTTAGACCACTTACAGTTAAGTTTGTCGGTGACTGGCGGCTTGAAGTAGGCGACATTATAACTGTTAATAAGGGCGGCGTTGATTACAAAGTGCCTATAATGCAGATAACACACGAATGTGATGGTGGCTTAATGAGTACAGCTACATCTATCGGACAATCTGACACAGAAAACAGTAACATTGCTGGCGGTCCGATAACAAAGCAAATGGAACGATACTACGCCGATTTAGTTTTAATCAACAAGGCAGTTATTGAAAATGCTGATATAACTAATGCCAATGTTGAGAACTTAAAGGCGCATCAAGCGTATATAGACCAATTAAAGGCTAATAAGATTGAAACTGTCACAGCGGAAATTGTTAATTTGACGGCAAGTAAAGCTACGATTAATGAAGCTAATATCGCTAAGTTACAAGCAGATTATGCACAGATAGGTGTATTAAACGCAGACGTAGCAGACATCAAGACCTTAATGTTTGGTTCGGCGACAGGCAAGAGCTTAACAACAGAATTTGCTAATGCAGTTGTAAGCGTTATCGGCAATGCACAAATTAAGGACGCTATGATTGACAGCATAGCCGCGAGCAAGATTACAGCACTTGACCTTAATACTACTAAATTTAAGGTTCATAGTGAAAATGGAATGTCTTATTGGCAAGACAATACAATCATCATCAAAGATACTGACAGAATAAGAGTTCAAATAGGTAAAGACGCTAATTCGGACTACAATATGTATGTCTGGGATAAATCTGGAAATCTTATGTTTGATGCCTTAGGACTTACAGAAAAAGGCGTTACAAGAAAAGTTGTTCGTGATGATATTGTTCAAGATAATGCTAATATCAATGCAAGCAAGCTAGATATTGAAACACTATTCAATGTTATCAATAACGATAATACACATACACTTAAGAGCAATAAAATTTATCTGGACAACGAGGGACAGACACTTAATGTTATTATGCAAGCTATCAAGACTGGCGCTGACAAGGATTACACACAATGGGGCGGTATGATGAAAGTTGCTAGTGATTTTATCACTAACAAGCTGTGGTGGACTAGCAATGTTGATACTGAAAGCATTCAGACTAAGTTTTCTACGGTTAATCAGAAGTTAGATAGCTATGAAATCACGTTATCTGACTTATACCAACAAACAAACGATAATTTTATGGTGTATACAGTTACAGAAACACCTAACAAAGATAATTATCCAGCTATGAACTGGCACATACCGATTTACCCGGCAAATGATTTATACCCTAGTGATAACCTTGTATGGACTTTTAGCAATGATGAATATGCTAAACATCGCGGTGCAATAGCATACAACGAAACAGCTCAAAAAACTTGGCGATGGGTCAAAGATGATAAGGGTAATTGGAATTGGAAAGAGGTATCTAACACACAATTAGCTTATATGCTTAATCAGAACGCTAGCCTTAAGATTAATCTTGATAGCATATCAACAGAATTAACGCAGACAAAGAAAAATCTGACAGATAATTATAGTACAACAACTACTATGATTAACAAAATTACGCAGGAAATTAATGATAATGGTTCAAGTATTAGTTTGGCACTTAGTGGAACTTACGCTAAGTCGAGCGATTTAAAAAGTTATGCAACCAAAACAAGTCTTGATTTATACATCAAAAAAGACCCTAAAACAGGCGAGCTTAAGAGCGCTATCGAAGCTATTGCAGATACTATCAACATAACTGCAAGAGGTGGTCTTAACTTAAGTGGTAACAGGTTTACGTTAAGCAGTACAAATACCAGCATTACCGCTGATGGAACAATAACAAGTAATAATATAATTGCAAATTATGGAAAGATTGCGCAGTGGAATATAGCTAATAATTCTATTAATTCTACTACGCCAGATAGCAAGTATTGGGCAGGTATGACAACGCCATCAAAAGGTTCAGATTGGGTATATGCTGTTATGTCTAATAGTGGTACTGCAAGTGTCCCAAGCTGGAGTCCTCAATGGTATGTTGCAGGTAATGGATTTATGTATGCTGCTAATGCTGCTATTGCAGGTAGTATTACAGCTAGTAAATCTGGAGTGTTAACTACGACAGTAGATGCATCCGGAATATCTGTTACTGGAAGTGATAATTCAACAGTTATTACAGCGCAAGGCTTTCTTACTAATCAATATTTAGGTTCTACGATTGATTGTAGAGGTACTATATTTGATGGAATGCTTATTTACCCAAAAGGAAAAACTGATTTGAAATATGAATGGGTTGCAAAGCTTAGCAACAAATCTATAGAAATAAGTCCCAACAATGTATTTAGTTTAACGTATTGTACAAAAATGACAAACGAAGAAATATCAATTTTTGGACAGGCGGTTACGGGACCTTATGCTAAAATGGCAACCTATGGTTTTTCTACAACCGGCAACCTTTACTGTGGTGGCACTAAAAACAGAATGGTTGAAACTGAACATTTTGGCACAGTTTTACAAAATGCCCTTGAAACGCCAACGCCTACTTTTGAAGATTACGGAGAAGGTATTTTAGATGAAAGCGGTATGTGCAGAATATACCTTGAAGATAAGTTTATAGAAACGATAGATACGAATACAAAATATACAATATTCCTTACAAAATATGGGGTAGGGGATATATATGTAAGTGATAGGCAACCGGATTATTTTGAGGTAACAGGAACGCCTAATCTTACATTTAGTTGGCAATTATTAGCTACACAAAGGGACTATAACAGTATAAGACTTGACGAAAAAACAGATAGCATTATTGACAAAGTTAATAGCGATGAACTGTTTAAAATGACAACAGAATTCATTGAAGATTGGGAAGGAGATTTAGATTATGCAGAATAAAAGAATTGTGACAAGCGTAACAAGTTATAAAACAGAGGTAGGCAACATATTGGCACTTACTTATAGTGAAGTTGACAGTAACGGAAATATCGTTAAAAGAAATGCAAAGTTGCAGAAAGTAGTTGTAGATGACACAGCAAATGCTCACATAGAAGCATTAAAGACGTTTGCACAAGGCATTGTAGATGAAATAGAAGAATAAACAGGAGGTAAAAAACAATGTTAGACATCAACTCATCAATTCAGAAGAACGGAACATTATCCATTCAAAATTCAGACGGAACACTTAAGCAAGTGGCTTATCTTTCAGCTACAATCAGCGAAAGTGGCACAGTTAGTATGTCAGCCAGCTTCAATGATTTTGCGGCATACTTAGCAAATGATACAGCACTAGACAGCGAGCTTAAGAGCTTTCTTGACGGTGTTAAAAACACTTACAAGGCAACATACAGCACAGGAGATAACATAGTTAGTTCAGATGTAAATATAACAGGGGCAGTAGAAAGTGAGGTATTTTAGTTATGATTAAATGTGGAGATTTTTCAGCGTGGAATGGTGTAGTTGACTGGAACAGAGTTAAGGCGGCAGGACTTACTCACGCTATCCTTAAGGTTATCAGACGTGATTTTGACCCAGATAAGCAGTTTGAAAATAACTGGAAAGGCTGTCAGTTAGCAGGTGTGCATATCTGCGGTGTATACAATTATGTATACACACCAACAGTAGAAGAAGCTATTGCGGCTGCTAAAAGGGTATTAGAGGTGCTTGACGGACGTAAAGTAACTGTCTGGATGGACGTTGAAGATGAATGTATGCGGAACTTAGGTTCAGAGCTTATCGACATTATCAAGGCTTACAAAGAGGTTATCGAGGAAGCAGGTTATCAGTTTGGCGTATACACTGGCTTATCATTTTATGGTAGTTATATCAAGCCTTATACAAACCCTAGCGACTTAGATTGTCCGTTCTGGATAGCACGTTACTACTTAGGATATGATGAAATGCAGTTAAATGATGATGTTAACGCAGATAAGACACCCAGTATCGACCATTATCTTGCGGGGTGGCAGTATACTTCTAGCGCAAGAATTGACGGTGTAGACGGAGTTTGCGACTTATCAGAATTTTATGGCTTTCATAATGATGAAGATAATACAGAAGATAACAGCGAAGAAGACAATGCAGAGGATAACACAGATGAACACGTATATGCTACATATGCCGCTTATACAGACCGTTGGTGGGGCGAAGTAGAGGATAGAGAAGATTGGGCTGGTGCAGGCGACAATAAAGCTATCACAGCACTTATTATTAAGGTCAGCAGAGGTTCAGTTAAGTACAGAGTTCATACACTTAATGGCGATTGGCTTCCTTACGTTACTGGCTTTGATTATAATGATTTCAACAACGGCTTTGCAGGCGACCAGAAAACACCGATAGATGCCGTAGAAATCATCTACTATACACCAGAGGGTGAGCCTTGGAAGTACGCAAAGTATATGGTATCTGTATTCAACAATAGAAACTTCTATCCAGAGCAGATAGATGATGAAACATCTAACGGAATGGACGGATATGCAGGTGTTATGGGTAATGCTATCGACAAGTTTCAGTTAGTTGTCGAATAGTGTCAGAATTACACGACCGAAAGTGTTTGAAATATACTAACGATAAATGTATAATAAACTTGTCTTTGAGAAAAGACCCTTAAACATTTTTCAAGTTCTGGCAGGCGATATTGTTTGATTGGCGTTGGCAATATCGCCGCTACACTTGACACGATAGAACGTGTGTTCTATAATAATCGTATCGCTATCAAACGTGCAAGGGCAAGAGAGGGGAGTGCAGGTTTATGGATAACAGTAATGAGGAAAATTACAAAGATAAGTTAATAGAACTCATAAATAAAATAGAAAATACAGGCACATTAGAGTACCTGTATTCATTCATAGAAAACTTTTTGAAGAGGTGGGGGTAAAACCCTACTTCTTTTCTTTTCGAGATAACATAACATCTATCATATCTAATATCGTTTCTTTATCTCTTTGTTCTAACATAGAAAACTTCCAAAGTAAATCAACATCTTTTTCAGCTTCTTTTGAATTATCCTTACGGATTGGCGAAACATCAAATCCCATTAGCCACGCTTCTGACACATTCAAAGCCATTCCTAAGACAACTAGCTTTTCTTGGCTAGGTTCAACTTTGCCTGATACATACTGGCTAATATCGGACTTATTCATCTTGATATTGTATTTCTTACAATATGGTAATGATAAATTCAAAATATCAACTTGCTTTAACTTCCGTTCATTCATTAGCTGTTTAAGCCTATCTGATGTATTCTCTTTCATCTTAGTTATCCTCCTTTCTGTTGATAATATACCATTATTTGAACAAAAGTTCAAGATGTAAAACTAAAAAAGTAAAAAATATTGAACTTTTTATTGACATATTAATTTAATAATGCTATTATACAATCAGTTCAAAACATTGAACAAAAAACGGAGAAAGGAGAAGAATTGGAATGGCTTTTAATTACAGTAAGTTAAGAGGTCGCATAATTGAAAAGTACGGAAGTCAGACGGACTTTGCCAAGGCGTTTGGCTGTTCAGACAGGACTTTATCACTTAAAATGACAGGCAAGCGACCTTGGAAACAGATTGAAATTTTAAAAGCAATTAAATTATTAGATTTATCAGAAGATGATATACAGGATTATTTTTTTGCTTTAGAAGTTCAAAATATTTAACTTTCAGAAAGGAATGTTTATGGAGCTACAGATTTTTAGCAATTCAGAGTTTGGAGAAATCCGAACCATTACTAAAGATGATGAACCTATGTTTTGTCTGGCTGATGTATGCAAGGCATTGGAAATATCAAATGTAGGAAATGTTAAGCAGAGGTTATCTGAAAAGGGTATCCATACTGCGGATACCCTTACAAAGGGTGGAATGCAGAAAATGATATTTATTAGCGAGGCTAATCTTTACAAGACAATCTTTCAGAGCCGCAAAGAAAGTGCAGAGAGATTTACAGATTGGGTTACAGGAGAGGTGCTTCCGTCAATCAGAAAGACAGGCAGTTATGGTATGTCAAAGACAACAGGCGGTCAGATACAGCTTTTAGCACAGGGCTATACAGAACTTGAACAGGCTGTTAACTCTATCAAAGAAGATATGACAGAGCTTAAGGATAACACACCTCTTTACGGCTGTGAGATTGATGAGGTCAAACAGCACGTTAATAGAAAAGGTGTAATTGTACTTGGTGGCAAGGATAGTGAAGCTTATAAGAACGGCAGTATTCGCAGTTCAGTATATTCTGACATATATAAGCAGTTAAAACGTGAGTTTGGTTGCGTGACAACATATAAAAGCATAAGAAGAAAGTACATTGATAATGTACACAAGTTTATAGATGATTATGTGTTGCCTATGGCACTTGCTGAACAGGTAAATGCAGCTAATGCACAGATAAGTATGAGTTTTTAAGAAAGGAGCAAGAACTGGAAAGATTGATAAAAGAATTAATCGCAGTTGAGAAAAAGAGAAATTCCTTGCTCGCGGAACTAAATAAGATTTTAAAGAAACTGGTAAGTAAGGAAGATGAGTGCAGTAGAGATAAGCACAGCGATTACGATGATAGATTTACTTTTTAGTAATATCACATTTTTTTAAAATAAGGAGAAGCTTATGGAAGATATACAGGCAACACCACAGTATAGCATATCAGTAGAGAAATTGATAGCAGAAAGAAACAAGTTAGAAGTCTCTATTGCGGCATACAAGAAAGCAAAGAGAGACAGCAGAATAGCTGAATATTTATGGATGTTATCAGCAATATTATTTATTGTGTCAATGATATTTCAGCTTATTAATTAGAAAGGAGTTTTAGCAGATTGATATTTATTATTTCTGAAAAAGGCGAAAGAGAGCAGATTAACGAGGTAGAAAAACTTGAAATCCTGGCACACATTGGCAGAAGAACAAGTTACCTCTTAGGAAGAAATAAGAATTGTGAACTCTTAAGAAGAGTAGTTGTAAAGGACATTTTAGGGCAGTTAAAGCACGAATACGGGTGTGGTTTGAGTGAACTTAAAAAGAAGTACATAGCAGACACTCACGATTATATCGACTGCTACGAACTGCCTACAATAATGAAAGAGAGATATAAGCTATGATACAGGGATTTATGCTAGGAACGATATTCGGGATGTTTTTAGAACTGGCTTGTATCGTTCTGACAATGGCAAGGGCAAAGAGAAAAGAAAGGATTGAACAATATGAAACAGGTAAACGAGAAAGTAATAACAGTACAGGATTGCATTGATATGTACGAGAAAAAGGATATGTATGTTATTGACGGCGGTAAGGTTGTTGGATTTGTAGAAAAAGAGAAGGAGAACTAAAGATGAAAGAGAGAAATAACAATGTTACAGTTTTTGGGTTAGTTGCAGAAGAGCCAGTTTTCAATCACGAAGTTTTTGGAGAAAAATTCTTTAAGATGATGATTTCTATTGACAGGGTTAGCGGAGCAGTAGATACACTTCCTGTCCTTATATCTGAAAGAATTGTAGATATGAACGAATTAAAAGCAGGTGCTTGCGTAATGATTACAGGAAGAATAAGAAGCTACAACGAGCATATAGGTGAAAAAAGTAAGCTGATATTAGCAATCTTTACCGAAATTATAGAGATATATGAAAACGAGGAAGAACTACCTTTTAATAATGATGTAGTTCTTAGAGGTTTTATTTGCAAAGAACCTATATACAGGGTAACACCACTTGGAAGAGAAATAACAAATGTTCTCATAGCTGTTAACAGAGCATATGGCAAGTCAGACTATATACCTTGCATAACTTGGGGCAGAACAGCTAAGTTTGTCGGTCACTTGCCAGTAGGAACACATATAGAAATGACAGGTAGGTTTCAGTCAAGACCTTATACAAAGAAGATAAGTGAAGACAAAATCGAAAACAGAGTAGCTTATGAGGTATCAGTAGGCAGAGTTGAGATTGTAGAGGAAAAGGAGAATGCTGATGAATAGTGATATTACAGTTTCGGAATTAGCTGCTATGGCAGCAGATAATGAAAAGCGTTGTCAAGTATGGCATCCAGTTCAAGGTGTTATATTTGATGGCACGTTTGATGAACTTGACAGACGGCATTATCTGGCAGATAAGACAGTTGATAACTTCTCAATAGAAGATGATGTATTCATTATGAATATATAAATAAAGAAAGGATATGTTTATGGAAAGAGCGATTTTAAAAAAGGTAGTTCTTGAAAACTTTATGTGCTACGCACACGCAGAGTTTGATTTTTATGCCATTACAAAGATTATGGCTAAGAATGGCAAGGGCAAGTCAACTATTGCCACAGCTTATCTGTGGTGCTTGTTTAACTGTGATTATGAATTAAAGGATAATCCGGTTGTCAGACGAGAGGTTGACGGAAAGTCCGTTGATGATATGGATACAAGTGTTGAACTTACACTTGATGTTGACGGAAAAGAAATAACTATGAAGAAAGTGCAGAAGCGTACTTACAGCAAAGATGGCAGCAGTTATAAGGACGATAACAAGTACTTTATCAATGATGTGCCTAAGACTTTAAAGGATTTCAACACATACCTTGATGCTGATATGAATGCATTCAAGATGTGTAGTAATGTAAATGCTTTTCTTAATCAGAAGCCGGCAGAAATGAGAGAATACTTATTCGGGCTTGTAGGCGATGTTACAGACCTTGATATAGCTTCACAGAAAGCCGAATTAGCCGAGTTAGTTCCTTTACTTAATAAATATACAGTTGAGGAATTATCCGCTATGAATAAGGCTACAAAGACCAAGATTACAAAGGATTTACCTATTCTTGACGGACAGATTAAGGAAAAGGAAAGAGATATACAGCTTAAACAGGCTATTGAAGTATCTAACCTTGAATTACAGAAGAACAGCCTTAAAGAGCAGATTGCTGATTGCATAGCAAAGCAGACCGACAATGACAAGCTGATGGCTGAATATGATAAGGCTAGTGCTGATATTCTTGATTTGAAGTTTAAGCAGGGAGATTTATCACGCAAAGCCAATGAAGAAAATGTTAAGGCTAGAAGAGAGATTGAGAACAAGATTTCTGAAAAGAAAGATTATCTTATTAATATAGCTAATACTATTCAGAAGAACAATTCCGAAATATCTGGCTATCAGAATGACATTGAAAACGGAACAAGAGAAAGAAACAGGCTCGCTGATGTCTGGAATAAGATTAAAGAAGAAAAGTTTGACGAGAATACAGCAGTTTGCCCTACTTGCCATAGAGAACTGCCAACAGAAGAAATTGAAAGCCTTAGAAGTTCATTTGAAAAGACAAAAGCTGATAGGCTGGCAAAGGTTGAAAAGGACGGATTAGAAGTTAAGGCGGGCATTGATAATGCAAGAGATATGATACCTAAGTTAGAGAAATGCAACAAAGACAATATTGCTAATCAGAAGAAGCTGGAAGAAGAAGTTGCAGACCTTGAAAAGCAGTTATCAGAACTTCCACAGGAAATTGATGTAACAGCCACAGAAGAATACAAGGCACTTGAACAGCAGATTACTGAAAAAGAAGAAGCTATGCACAAGGCTAATGATATTTCAGCAGTTAAGGCAGAATTAAAGTCACAGGAAACAGCTTTAAGGCAGCAGTTAGCAGAATGTGAAACCCAGATTGCAAAGTCAGATACGGCAGCAGATGAACAGCGACTTGAAGAATTAAAGCAGACAAGGATTGATAGCGAACAAAATAAAACTAATGCCGAGAAAATCCTTGATTTACTTGATGAACTAGACAAAGCAAAGAATGAAGCCTTGACAGAAGCGGTAAACAGCCATTTTGGGTTAGTTAAGTGGCAGTTGTTTGAATACGCCAAGAACGGAAATTACAAGAGTTGTTGCATACCGACTGTTGACGGAAAGAGCATTTTAACAACTATGAGCAACAAGGGCAACAGGATTTTAGGCAGAGTTGATATTTGCAATTCTATTCAGAAGATTAGTGGTATATCAGTGCCTATTGTTTTAGATAATTCTGAAAGCCTTAGCACAGATAATCAGAAGAAAGTTGCCGAAATGGTAGATAGTCAGTTGATTATGCTGATTGTTAATGATAGTGAGAAATTAGAGATTGTGGAGGGATAATATGACTTCTATATTAGAACGCTCATTCAATTTCAATGGCTTTAACTGTTATGTGATAATGCGGCATATGGGCGACAACTGTTACAGATGTGGATATGTGCAGGTTTCCAAAAGGTTGCCTATCAATACAGCAAGTATAAATTGACACGGCGGCATTACATATGCAAACAAAGAAGCACCTAGTCCGCTTGAAATTGATGATAAAAACAAGTGGTACATTGGATTTGATTGTGCTCACGCATTTGATACTACGGATTTTTGGACTGTAAGCAGGGTTAGCAACGAATTAAGACAGATTGTCGGTCAGATTTTAAGTGGAGAAAGGTAGGAAAGTAATTATGGCAGAGAATACACAGTTAGTTGAATATGAATCAAATGGAGAAATGGTAAAAATTTCTCCAACAATGATAAGAAGATATCTTGTAAATGGCGGCGGTAATGTATCTGACGGAGAAGTAATGATGTTTATGTCATTATGCAGATACCAGCACTTAAATCCGTTTTTGAGAGAAGCATACCTTATTAAGTACGGAAGTAACGACCCAGCCACAATAGTTACCGGAAAAGATGTTTTCACAAAGAGAGCCAATGCAGACCCACGATATAAGGGAAAGAAAGCAGGAATCGCTGTAATTAAAAAGGACGGAACAGTTGAAGAACGAGAGGGAACAATGGTTTTACCTAACGAAACTATCGTAGGCGGCTGGGCGAAAATCTTTATCGACGGAAAAGAGGACGAGTATCAGTCAGTAGGCTTTGATGAGTATGCAGGAAGAAAAAAAGACGGCTCGCTCAATAGTCAATGGGCGAAAAAACCAGCTACAATGATTAGAAAAGTAGCTGTTGTACAGGCTTTGAGAGAAGCTTTCCCGGACAGATTTCAAGGGTTATATGCGCAGGAAGAATTTCAGAATATATCAGATGTGAAACTTGATACAGAAAAGGTTGTTGCTGATGAGATTAAAGAAAACGCAAATAGCGTTGATTTTGACGAATCAGACATTATCGACACCACAGCTACAGAAGTAACCGAAGAACAGGCAGAAGATAGCACATTACCACCATTTATGCAGGCAGAATAGGAGATTAGATATGACAGTATACGAATTAATACAGGAATTAAGTCAGTATAATGCAGATACAGAAGTTAAGTTTCACTGTGAAGCTGAATATGATACTGACGTTGAAGCAGAATTTGACAGAGAGAATGAAAACGACACGCAGGAAGTGACAGTTACAGCAAGTTTTGACGATAAAGTAGATTTTGATGATATTGACAATTATGAGCCAGCACACAAGAGAACTTGGCAGGAAGACCCATTCATTGTTATTAATTTATCTTATTAAGGAGAACTAATATGAGAGTAATTTCACAGCACGGCAATATTGATTTACCTTACGAGCAGATAGTTGTGTGCCACGCAATGGAGAGCGTTATAGCACTATACAATGGGGAGAAATACGTATTAGGCGAGTATTCTTCCAAAGAGAAAGCGTATAAGGCTATGAAAATGCTTAAGGAGCATTATGGTTTGCTTTCGTTTATGAAGCTTATAGCAGGTACGACAAAATATGAAAGCTTCATTAGAAGCTTTACCGAAGATGGTTTTGTCAAAGCTACAACAGAGTACTTTCAATTCCCACAGGATAATGAAATCGAGGTGTGAGTATGCTAATCAATTCAAATAAAGAAAATGTAACCGAGCATGTCAAATTCATAAGCTACACGGGTAAATATCCTAATTTATGCTGTGGAGATTTGACACTCGAAATTGACGGAGAAAAAGTAATATTCGGGAGTATGTATGACAACAAAATAAATAAACGTAAAGGTGTATACCCTATATTTTGGGACTCCGGCGGACATATTAGAAACTATGAAGCCTATACAGGAGAATGGCAAATAGATGTGGACAAAATACCGGAAAAATACCGCAAGTATGCAAGCGAAATAGACGAGGTATTCAATGCCAATGTGCCTTATGGTTGCTGCGGAGGTTGCGAATGAAACTTAAATGCTTAGGCTCATCGTCAGCCGGAAATTGCTATCTGCTAACTTCCAACAGTGGAGAAACACTTATCCTTGATTGTGGGATACCGATTAAGGAGATTAAGAAAGGCTTGAATTGGAATGTCAAAGATGTTGTGGGTGTGTTATGCACCCATAAACACCTTGACCACAGCAAGTCATTAAACGATTTTAAGGCTATGGGAATACCGATTTATGCACCATATTTGAAGATTGATTATATGTCAATGAATATGGGTGGATTTACAGTAAAACCCTTTGATTTAACAACAATAGACGGAAATTGGACACATACAAATGCAAACGGCGAGCCTTGCCCGATATTCGGCTTTCTAATTACTCACCCGGAAATGGGAAGAATGCTTTATATAACCGATTGTGAGGTCGTCAAGTGGAAGTTTAAAGACATAAACCACATTCTCTTAGGTGTGAATTATGACAAGGATTTAATCGACAGGGATAACGCAAGCAAAGCTAATCACGTATTCAGAGGTCATTTATCCATTGATACAGCTTACAATTTTGTTACGGCTAACTATTCAGACAGCTTGCAGAACGTCATAATGTGCCATCTATCAAGTGAAGATGCTGATAGAGATAGTTTTATCGAGAAGATGAAGAAAGTTGCTTGTGGGGCGAATGTAGATGTTGCGGAGCGCAACAAGGAATGGGTTTTAAGGAAAGGAAGTGAATGTCCATTTTGATTAGTTGGGATATAGTTACAAAGTTAATGAATTGTTTTCCTAATAGCGTTATAAATCATAACGCAGAGTTTATAGCACATATTAAAAGCAATACATATTTTGGATTAAAAGATTGTGAAAATGAAACAGATGTAAAGTGCAAAATGTTGGAATGGCTATCAAGACCTGCACACAAGGCAGAACCATATAACACTAAACGGAGCAATGATGAATTTCACAGATTTATACTTGGCGGTGTAAATCAGTTTTTGGAAACCGATTTTACCGAGAAAGATATGGAGCAGATTTATACATATCTTGGAAATAGGTGTAATCATGCCAAAACATTGAAGTTTATTGAAAGTGGGTATGATATGTCGGTTTTGAAAGATTGAAAAATCCTAGTGAGTGTCCGTTTTAGAAAGGAGATTATACGTCAAGAGTTTCTTTTGGGTAGATTGGAGGTGTGAATGAGAAACTTTTATAGCGGTATCAGTAATGATAAAACACAATTTTTGATAAATATGAATTGGTATAAGGACAATGATGTAGAGACTTGTTTTAACCATAGTAAAATTTTTCATGGATTGCCTAAAAACTGCAGTATTGAAAAAAATGATTTTGAATTAGTATATTTAAAATTTGAATGGATTGGTAATACATATTACCCGCAAGAAAGTGATAAAAGTGAAGGGCAACCAATTAGGATATATAAAATCAAGATGTAAATAATTAAAAGCGGAAAGGAGTAGTAATGGAGAGATTAACAGATAGCAATAAAGAAATACCCATATTAGTTGATAATGCCGAATACTGGCTAAAGGTGTACTTTAAGCTCAAAGATTATGAGGACTTAGAGGAACAAGACAGACTTATTAAATCACCTTGTAATAGAGGAGATAAAATTTACTTTATTAAATCTGCTTTTTCAATGGCACATTTCCCTATAGAAGCGAAGATAACAAGGATTTGTGGAGTTGATTGTGACAATGATGTAATGTATTCGTCAATTACGGAATACAACAAAATTGATAGAAGATTTAAAAGTTCTGATATAGGCAAGACAGTATTTCTAACAAAATCCGAAGCCGAAGCAAAACTGAAAGAATTGAGGTGTAACAATGATTGATTGTAATATTTGCAAGCATAAAGAAGATTATTGTATAGAATGCAAACACGGAGAGTTGTTCGAGAGGAAAAGCGTGTCAGAACCTAAAAAAATATCAGTTAGTAACGGAAAAGAATATTGCGGACATTGTGGTTATTTGTCTGAATATGCAAGAGGATATAAAAAGTTTTATTGTATTAGGTGCGGCGGACTTAATTTAAGAAGTTGGAAGAATTGAGAGGTGGAGAAAATGAGTGATTTGATTAGTAAGTCAAGGCTGAAGAATGAATTATCAAAAATCCCATCTGAAATGGGACTGATTAAAAAAGCATGTGTAATGCAGGCGATTAATAAGCAGAAAACACAGGATGGCAACAATAGCTGTAACTGCAAGCACAACAGCAATTCAAGAGATAATGAGCCTTGTTGCAGATGTGATAGTAGAAACACCAATGCCGACAGGATAAGGAATATGTCAGACGAAGAACTGGCAGAGTTTCTTATAACTTTTAAGAACACATTTGGCGAAGAATACGAGGGAGAAGCTAGTTGTATGGAATGGCTTCAATCAGAAGCGGATAGGAGAGAATATGGCAAGAATATTTAGAGTTAGTGGCTATTTAGTTTGCGATAGAGAAACTACAGCAAAAGAATTGGAAAGTTATTTTGATACTATGCCTGGCGAATGGTGGCAGCAGTTTCATATTGAACAGTCGGAAGAATTTAATCTTGATGGCGAAGATAAGCCAAACTGTGACCTTGCATTACTCACAAGGCATTTTAAGGCAGATAACATCAGTACAGAATTTGACAGACCTTTACCACAGAAAGGCGAGAAATATAAGCATTTTAAGATTGGCAAGATTGTTACTATTATCGGTATTTCAAGGCACACCGAAACCGAGGAAATTTCAGTTGTATATGAATATGAGAGGCATATCTGGAATAGACCTCTTGAAATGTTTATGAGCGAGGTTGATGAGGAAAAATATCCTAATGCAGAACAGAAATACAGATTTGAGTTAGTAGAAAGTGAGGAAAAGTAATGAACAGAGTGATTTTATGTGGAAGGCTGACTAGAGACCCAGAGATTAGATATTCACAGACAGTAAACGGAAGTATGGCAGTAGCAAGGTATACATTAGCTGTTGACAGAGCTTTTAAGAAAGAGGGCGAACAGGCAGCAGACTTTATTAACTGCATTGCGTTTGGCAAGAATGGAGAGTTTGCAGAGAAGTATTTGCATCAGGGAACTAAGATAATTGCTGAGGGTAGATGGCAGACAGGCAACTACACTAACAAGGACGGACAGAAAGTCTACACTAATGATTGTGTTGTTGAAAGACACGAGTTTTGTGAAAGCCGTGCTAATCAGCAGAATAATAACAGTAACGGAATTATGGGCGGTAATGCTAGCTCGGACAACTTTATGTCAATTCCAGACAATGTAGCTGATGAGGGATTACCATTTAATTAAAGAGGTGTGAGTATGGGACTGATTGACGCTGATAAATTAATTGAGGATATTCACAAAAGAAATTATATCAGTAAGGCTTTATCTGAAATATTTGAAACTATCATTGATGAACAACCAATAGCTTTTAGTATGGGAGCTAAACCTATTGATAATTTCGTAGACCCGTTTAAATCAAGAACCGCAACAGAAAATAACCTTGTTGAAGAAAATGCAGAACAATTAACGGTTAATGATATTGATAAGGTTGTGAAACAGCTCGAAGACGAAAGAGAGTTATCATACGCAGATTTTGACAAATATGTTGAAGAAGTCAGCCCTTGCCTTGATGCAGAGTATGATGATAGTTTTCAAAGAGGTTTAGAAAGGGCAATTAAGATAATAAAGGTGGGTAAAATTAATGGATAGAGATTGCAATAAATGTATACATCATACTACAGGAACTTGCAGTACTTTTAACTGTGAGTTTGTAACAGCTGATGATGTAAGAAATAAGGCTATTGACGATTTTGCAAAGGCTGTTGAAGATGCAGGACTTATCTTTGCTGACGATATGTTTAAGCTGGAAGAGCTTGCGGAACAGCTAAAGGCAGGTGATAACAGTTGAATTATCAGAACATAGCAAGAGCCAAGGCGATTGAACAGGAAAATAAAAAACGACTGTTGAAGCTAAACCCAAAGCTGAATGACAAAAGTGGAATATACTTCTTACTCCGAGAAGACGAAAACGGATTTAAGTACGCTTACATCGGACAGGCAGTACATGCACTTAGCAGATTGGCAAGCCACCTTGTGGGATATGAACAGCATATAGACCTTAGCTTACGCAAACACAAACTATACAACAAAGAGAAAAATCCTTATGGTTGGCGAGTTGAATTTCTGAATTTCCCCGAAAGTCAGCTTGACGAGAAAGAGAAGTATTACATCAAGCTATATGCCGATAAAGGTTATCAACTTAGGAATGTCAGTTTAGGCGGTCAAGGAGAAAATCGTGCTAGTGGTTCAATAGGCGAGAGGAAAGCACCTAAAGGCTATATGCAAGGCGTACAGCAAGGTAAAAAGGTTTTGGCGAGGGAATTATCCTCTATCGCAGAAAAGCACCTTATAATCCGCTTAAAGCCGGAAAAAGAGCACAACAAGGTATCACAGAAACAGTATGAGAAATTTATGGATTTATTGAAAGTAGGTGAAAGCGATGAGCAGTAAGTTGCACAAAATACCGCATTTCAACACTTATGATGATATAAGAGTTGAAATGCAAAACGATTTACAGTACAGGCTTGCGAATAGAACGGATGAAACATCTCTTGGTAGACCTTTATATTATCGAATAAATGTACAGTTGATATTAACACAGGAATGTCCTTATAACTGTCCGTTCTGCTTAGAGAGGAAGAACCCTATGCAGGGCGATAATAATTTTAAGGCACAGATTGAGTCGTTAAAAAAGATACTGTCGGAACATCCCAATGCAAGGCTCACAATTACAGGCGGAGAGCCGGGGCTATATCCTAACCATGTTTCAGAACTTATTGATACATACAAAAAGCATAGCAATAATGTGTTTTGTTCAATCAATACTACTGGATATTCAAAGAAACTTAACGGATTAGCACATATCAACTTATCATATAACGATTATGTGCATAAAAGCCCTAGTGATTTTCCTAATTGCACAGTCCAAACAGTAGTTGAAAATCCAACGATTGAGTATATTAAAGATTTTATGAAAATGGAAGCTGATAATTTTTCGTTCAGATTTTTAAGTGGACTTGAAAAGAAAGATTATCCTGTAAAAATTTGGAATGATTTACAGAATGATGATGATATTGATATTCATACATTTAGAATCGGTGATTTCTTTGCATATGCAACATTTGACTATATGGGGAAACATGCAAGGTTGACATTAGGGGATATGTGGCAGCAGAGAAACAATGATTATAAAGATGGATACTCAAATATTATTATCCATCCCGATGGAACTATCGGAACTAATTGGAGATAAGAAAGTGGGCGATTCAGAATGAAGATTTTAAGCAAAAAGAAATACAATAAACTCATTGAAGATTTTGAAAAATCACAGAAAAAGGTCGAGAAACTCGAAAGGATAAACGAGAGCCTTGGAAAAAAGTTAGAAGATAAAAAGACAAGTTGCAAAATGAATAACGGAAAAGACTTCTGTTTTAATTGTGCAAACTCTTACAGATACAAGACATATTGGGGAACAACAGAAATTGAGCGGTGTGGCTGCCTACTTGATGTATCTTGTGAGAGCTTTGAAAGAAAAGAAGATAACTAACTAAAAATCAAAGAAAGGAATAGGTTGTGCGCACATAAAACCGAGGTTTCCTTTTGGTAGATTTATGACGCAGGACGGACAATTTGAATTAACCGACTTTTTAGGTAAGAAGATTGAGAGTAAATCTGTTATGGACTTGACAGCTTGGATAAATAGCCAAGGCAAAGCACAATATGCACAGATTGGTGAAGTTGTAAGAAATGCTTACAACTTGAATAAAGATAGCGGAGAACTTATTGAAAGACTCACAAATGCTGTATCAGTATATGTTCTTAATCAGTCTATGGGATATATGGATTATTTACGAAAGGAAAGTGAGTAATGAAAGACGAAACAAAGCAGGAAATACAGATTTTACTTGACCTACTCAAAGGCAGTCTTACAAGAAATGGTGTAAGTATGGCAACCGATAATAGCGGCAACTTGATGTTCTTTGATGCAACAGCTTACATCAAGAGTAAAGGCAAGGAATTTGACGGATTTAGGGTTAACATTAACGATTTAGTGAAGTAACAATGTGACAGAACTTGAAGAGGTGGACTATGAATAAAGGTTGGATAAAATTGCATAGGCAACTACTGGATTGTTGGATATGGCGAGTAAACGAACCATTTGACAAGCGTTCGGCTTGGGTTGATTTATTACTCACAGCCAACCATTCAGATACAAAACTATTATTCAATGGAGAAATAATCACAATAACAAGGGGGCAGATTTTAACATCTGTCCGACAGTTATCAGTGAAATGGAATTGGAGTGTAAACAGAACATATCGTTTTTTAAAAATGCTAGAAAATGAAAATATGGTGCAAAAAGAAAGCAATGATAATAGAACACTTCTAACCATAGTAAATTATAGTGTTTTCCAGTTTTCAGAAAACAGTAACGGAAACACTGACGGACACACCAATGGAAACAGTAGTGGAAACACCGATAGAACACTTACGGAAACACCAACGGAAACAGTGACGGAACACATACAAGAATGTAAAGAATGTAATAATGACAGAGAATTAAAGAATGATAAGAATATAAAAGAAAAAGATATTACTAACGTAATATCCAAAAAGAAAAGTTATTATCAAGATGACGAATTACTTGATGAAGCATTTAACGAGTATGTGACAATGCGTAAGAGAATTAAAAAACCTATATGCACTGATAAGGCGTTACACAGGGCTATGAATACTCTTGAAAAGTTGTCGGGTGGAGATAATGACTTGGCTGTTAAAATTCTTAATCAGTCAGTAGACCATTGTTGGCAAGGACTGTTTGAGCTGAAAGAAGGTAATTCTAATAAACAGGACAATCAGAATTTCAATAAGGGTGCTATTGACTGGGATAATGTGTAAAGGAGAAAAATTATGTATTCAGATACAATTTACGAAATCACAGTTAATGATAGTGAAAGAGCGGTTATTGAAGATATATTAAATATATTAGATAATTGCCCTATTGATTTGGGTAATTGTGATTATGTGGATATTTTTAGAAGCATAGTAAATAAAAGCTCAAATGTAGACGCAGATGGTATCAAAATTTTATATGAATCAGGAGGTAGCAACGCTTGACAAGAGAAGAAACAGTTAAAATTATCCGCATTATATGTGATTGCTACCCTAACTACAAGCCCAACAGCCTATCAGAAACAGTAGATGTGTGGAATATGATGTTGGAAAATTACAGTTATGAACAAGTGTCAGTTGCACTTAAAGCATATATCAACTCTGATATAAGTGGATTTGCTCCAAGTATAGGACAGTTGATAGGTAAAATACAGACAATATCACAGCCGCAGGAACTTGACGGGATGACAGCTTGGGGGTTGGTCAGCAAAGCGTTACGGAATGGCACATATGGGGCAGTTGAAGAATTCAACAAGCTACCGCCACTTGTCAAGCAGGCAGTTGGTATGCCAGACAACCTTAAAAACTGGGCGACATCAGATTATCAGACGATAGAAACAGTAATACAATCAAATTTTCTAAGAACTTACGAAACGATTGTTAAGCGTGCGAATGAAATAAATCGTATGCCAGACAATATCAAATCACTTATCGAAAAGACGAATGCAAATTCGTATAAGGCTCAAATCGAGCAAAAATTCCAAAGAGATATAAATACATTACAAATTAAAGAAAATGCCCTTATCGGTCAAAATACAAACGTAGAAGAATATATTGAAGCACCTAGAGAGGTACAAGATAGAATTGACAGAATGAGAGGTTGATTTTTAGTGGAAACAACGCCAATTAGTCCACAGAAGAAATTGTATAATTACCACCGAGAGAATGGATTGTGTCCTAAATGTGGCAAGCTGCTTGATAGAAAAGGCTTTTATTGTGAAGAGTGCAAAGAAAAACATACAGCTTATCAAAGAGAAACTAGAGAATTATGTAGACAGCTTAGAATATGTCCGGAATGCCGTAAAAATAAACTTGCAGGCGAAGAAAAGATATGCCCGGAATGTTTGGCTAAGAAAGCTGAATATAGAGCTAATCACCCATTAAATGATGATAAACGAAGAAAAAACAATGAAGCATTTAAACAGTATTCAAAAAACTTATACGCTGAACGTAGAAAAGCTGGCATATGTGTTAGATGTGGCAAGGCTAAAGCTGTTAAGAGCAAAGCAAAGTGTTTTATATGCCAGAGTAAAGATAATGCTATCCACAGAAAAAGAACTGAAAATAGGCAAAATATAAAAGAATATCGCAAAGAAAATCACTTGTGTTATCGTTGCGGAGAACCTATTGACAGACCACAAGGGCAATTATGTCAGAAATGCTGGCAGACAGACTATGAAAGGGGTAAAAGCCTCAAGAATGATAATAGCAAGCACTACTGGCGATACGACAATCAGTTTCTAAGAAAGAAGTGAAAATATGAGCAAGGCAGAACAGAAAAAGTTTAAGGAGCAAATGCTACGTGTTCAGATGAACAGAATTAGCAATGAACAGCAGAAGAAAAATTTTGAATCAGCATTAATATTAATTATGTGGGTGCTGCACGATAAATTCGGCTTCGGACAGCAGAGATTAACAAAAGTACAAAAAGAGCTTAAGGTACTAATAGATAACTACAATGACGGATTATTCACAGCAGAGGAGCTTGTTAATCAGTTATACGAAGAAACAGGAATAGAACATATTAAGTTTAAATAAGGAGATTGGCTTATGAAGTTTTCAGAACTGACTAAGCCGGAACTTGATGAGATAATTAAAAATGCCAATTTTACAGAAGAAGAATTGAGAATATTCAAGTTACTATCACAAGGCAGAAGCATTACAGAAATTGCTATGCGGCTGTCCGTGTGTGATAGAACAGTCAATCGCAAGATAAACAAAATTAAAAAGAAAATAAGTAAGTTGGAGGTTATAAATGATTAGGGTTACTCAAAATGGCGAAGACGTAAAAACAGAAAACATAACTCTTTCAGACAGCTTACTAAAGATAATTGCAGAGATAATTGACAACAAGTAAATATGTGTTACAATGTGCCGTAGAACGTGATAAATGCGGCACATTTATTTATATTATAAGGAGATAAAATATATGGAATGTGTTGCTTATATGAGAGTATCTACTGAAAAACAGGCTGTTGAGGGCAATGGACTTGATAGCCAAAAAAGAGACATTGAAAATTATTGTAGAAAAAATGAGCTTGTAATAACAGATTGGTATATTGATGATGGTTACACCGGTACGAATATGGATAGACCAGAACTCCAAAGGCTTGTGAATGATTGTAGTCGTAAGAGAGTACGCTGTGTTGTAGCCTTTAAACTTGACAGATTATCAAGAAATATGATTGACGGAATATATCTAATTGAAAAAGTATTTCAAAAATATAATGTTGCGTTTAAATGTGTACACGATAGTGTAAATTATGATAGCCCTATGGAACAGGCCTATACGCAGATGATGGCTGTATTTGCACAGCTTGATAAGAACACCATGTTATTAAGAATGCGTGGCGGTATGCTTGAAAGAATTAAGCAGGGTTACTGGATGGGTGGTGGCAATTTGCCTTATTGTTATTCCTACAGTAAGGAACAAGGCATATTAATACCTATCCCGGAACGTGCAGAACAGGCAAGAAAAGGTCTTGAATTGTTCATATCTGGCTATTCAGATGCGAAAATTAAAGAAATTTGTGGCTTTAAGTCTGAACTTGTTACTAGAAGCATTTTGACCGGCGTTGTAAATATCGGAATGATACCATACAAAGGTAAAATATATCAAGGAAAACACGAACCTATTTTTGATAAAGATAGGTTTAATCTTGGATTAGAACTAAGAAAGTCAAGGTGTTCAGCAAAAACTTACTGCATAACTGAACCTAACTTACTAACCGGATTATGTTATTGTGGCATTTGTGGCTGCAAAATGCGTTATCAAAAATGGGGTAGTGAAAAGCATAAGATTTATTGCTGTTCAAGAAATAAATCGCTTTCATATCTGCCTAATTATAATGCAAGCTGTAATAATTCGCTTGAATGGGCGGACGAGATAGAGAAACAAGTAGAAGAAGAAATCCTTAAAATATCACTTGATTTATCATCTTACAAGCCAAAAGAAAAGGCGACAAAACTTGAAATTATGCAATCACAGCTTGAAAAGGAACAGATTAAGCTAAAAAGATTGTATAATCTGTATGCTGACGGAAATGATACTGTCTTAGAAATGATTAAAGAACTGGAAGCACAGATTAAGGAAATGAAATTAAACATTGCCGCTGAAAGCAAAAACGCAATCAATACGCAGAAAAAGGAGTTTGTTTATGAGAACATAAAAAAACTTGCCGACATTTGGGATAAGGTCGACAAGAAACAAAAGAACTTGATACTAAAGACTATAATTGACAAGATAGTAATTGTCAATGGAAATATTGAAATACAGCTTAAGAATTTTTAGCACAAACTTAATGCAGTTCCTATAGCATATAGGAAGTGCTAATGCCGCATTTATCGCGTTTTACAATTATATAATTTCAGCATTGTCGCTTATATGTCGCACATATGTCTATTATGTGTCGCTATAAGTGATTTTTTTTATGCAAAAATGTAACTAGAAAGAGAGGTAGTGCAAATGTTTTCTGATGAAGTAAGAGAAAAAATCTTGAGTAAAGAAGAATTACAGAAACTTGACTTAGTGACATTATCTCTTGTTATCCACGCAATCGAGGAAGTTTTAGAGGAGGCAGACAATGAACAATCCTTATCAGCAACCGATTATGAGTAATTATGTACCTCAATATGGAGCATATCAATATAATCCTATGGCAAATATCCAGAGATTTCAGCCGCAGGAGCAGATGCAGCAATCACAAGTTCAGCAAACTATTCCACAGCAGATAATAGGTATTAACGGCAGAGTTGTGCAAGCAGTTGAAAATATAAACGCTAACGAGGTCCCTATGGATGGCTCAATGGCTTTTTTTCCTAAGCAGGATATGTCGGAGATTTATGTTAAGGGCTGGAATGCTGACGGAACAATTAGAACGATTGTGTATAAGCCTTATACAGCCCCTAAAGATAATCAGACAGTAAATTCTATGCCTGATGCAGAAAATGCTAAATTTACCCTATCAGATGAAAGCACACAGCTATTTCTGAATAAGTTTAAGGAATTGTCAGAGAAAATAGGGCAGTTGGAAGATAGATTTGATAAATCTTTAGGAACGCAAAGAAAAACTTCAAGAACTCAAAGCAAAGGCGGTGATGAAGAATGAACCCAATTAACATTTTTCAGATGATGAAAGCTGGTCCGCAACAGTTCATACAACAGATAATGGGAAATAATCAGATGATGAATAATCCCATAATGAAAAATACTATGCAGATGGCGCAGCAGGGCAATATGCAAGGCATAGAGCAGATGGCTAGAAATTTATGCAAAGAAAAGGGACTAAATGCAGATGATGTATTTAGCCAGATAAAAAGTAGATTTGGTAATTAGTAGCATATTAGATGTCTTTGCAAACTACCTAGGTGACATCTTTATGAATATATTTTTAGGAGGTAACAATATGTTTTCAAACTCAAATTGTGCCAGCGTACCATTAGTCGCAAACATTGACGGCAACGGCAATAACGGCGGATGGGCTGACGGCGGATGGCTTTGGATAATCGTTGTATTCGCATTACTCTTTGGATGGGGCAATGGCGGATTTGGCGGGTTTGGCGGCAACAATGGCGGTGGCTATGTTGCGACAGCGGCTACACAGGCTGATATTCAGAGAGGATTTGACAATTCCGCAGTTATCAGCAAGTTAGATGGCATTTCTAACGGACTTTGCGATGGCTTCTACGCCATGAACAACAGTATGCTCACAGGCTTTAATGGCATTAACACAAATATCATGCAGACAGGATATGGCATCCAACAGGCTATTAACGCTGATACAGTTGCTAATATGCAAAATACAAACGCATTACAGGCACAGCTCGCTAACTGCTGCTGTGAGACAAGAGAAGCTATTCAGGGAGTTAATTACAATTTAGCAACTAACACCTGTGCTTTACAGAACACAATGAACAATAATACAAGAGATATTATTGACAGCCAGCAGGCAGGAACAAGAGCTATTCTTGATTACTTATGTACAAAGGAAAATGCAGATTTGAGAGATAAGGTGCAGAAACTTGAGCTTTCTGCTTCACAGGATAGACAGAATGCACTTCTGACTACTGCAATGACAGCACAGACACAGCAGATTGTCAACTCTGTAAATCCTACAGCTATTCCAGCTTATGTTGTGCCTAATCCTAACGCTTATGCTTATGGATGTGGTTGCAATACAGGATGTGGCTGCTAAAACTTAATAATTGAGTATCTTAATTGAGTTTAACTCGATTATGTCTGCTAAGCAGTATTACTTTTAACCCAAGGGCAGACTATAATGTTTGCCCTTATTTTGTGAAAGAGAGGATTTTATTATGGCTGAATTTTCAAATGTTGCAACACAGACAGTTGCAGTAAACGGAAATGTATTATTTACAGATGTGCCAACGTCTGTATGCAATAAAGGATATATTTCGCACAGAACAGGAAGCGGATTAATTAACCTTAAAGGCGCTACCAACACTTGCAAAGCAAAGTACAGAGTAGAATTTAACGGAAATATTGCAGTTCCTACAGGCGGAACCGCAGGAGCAATTTCATTAGCTATTGCTGTCGAGGGCGAGCCAGACTTATCTACACTGGCAATCTCTACACCAACAGCAGTTGAAGCATTTAACAATGTGTCTATGGCAACAGATGTATGGCTTCCTTGCGGTTGCTGCCAGGCAATTTCTGTCAAGAACACATCTACACAGGCTATCAGTGTTGCTAATGCTAACATCACAGTAAATCGAATTGGTTAGGGGGGCGAGAGTATGCACATTGAAAGAATACACAAAATGCAGGAGTGTCTTACAGAGAAAGCTGTCAATGAGCTTGAAAAAGGTGTTGAGAATGTTGACACTTCCGAAATGGGTGAGGTCGTAGATATGATAAAAGACCTTGCAGAAGCTGAGTATCATTCAATAATTTCCAAGGCTATGAAAAAGGCTGATGAAGAGGAAGAAGAGTACGATAAAGAACTCTTAAGAAGTCTTAAGGCAGAATATGGCGAAGAAAGTGGTAGAAGATATTACGACCAATATCGCTATGCAAATGGCAGATTTGCCCCTAAAGGTCGTGGAACACGCAGGGGATATGAAGAACCACCTTATTATCACATGCCGGTAAACTACAACGACATGGAGTATATGCGTGACATGGATAAGGGCATGGGGCGAATGTATTATACCGAGCCTGTTGTATCAGACAATAACTCATCACATACGATTGAAAGCGGTTATGACAGAGCAAAGAGAAACTATACAGAGACTAAGGAAATGCATAAAAACAACACGCCGGAGGATAAGGAACATAAGATGAAAGCCCTTGACGGATATATTAAGGAGCTTGGCGGCGATATTACACAGCTTATTGGCGATATGACAGCAGAGGAACGCAATCTTATGCGTACCAAACTTAGTACACTTGTTTCTAAGCTGTAAATTTAAGGGCTATGAGTAGCAATATTCATAGCCTATTTTATTCAGAAAGGAGCATACAGATGATTTTTAGCATTAATGGCACAATGTGGCGAGTACAATATGAAAATTCAAATTCGGGCGAATTAAAGCGGTCAGATAATGTTTCTGTGCTAGGTGTAACAGATAGAAATACACATACAATTTATCTGTCAAATGCCTTGCGTGGATTTATGCAACGCAAAGTGCTTATACACGAAGTATGCCACGCAATCTGTATGTCCTATGATGTGTATTTGCCTATTGAACAAGAAGAGATATTGTGCGATTTTGTAGCAACTTATGGAGATGAAGTATTTGACATTGTTGATATGGTGCTTGGAGCAGTTAGGAGAGTGGGATGATGAGTATTGATGAACTGTTAAAGATAATTCAAAAGACTAATCCGACTATGACTAAGGAACTGTTGATATATGAGCTAAGACAATGCCGGTATTCAAGTAAAGCATTGATTTATACAGAAAAATGTTGTATTGACAGTAATGCTTAAAAATGCTATTATTTAATAGATGTAAACAATAGATAACTATTATATCATTTTACCTTAATAGAACCATAGTGGAAAGTTGCATTGATACATTTTTTGTATAGGTGCAACTTATTTTATTTTGGAGGTTTTGTTATGAGAGTTATTAGATTAAAAATGTATCAAGAAATGGCTAGATTTAACAATCCGTCAGCACCAAGAGGTGCGGATTGTTATCCTTTACCGCCGTTCAGCACAGTTAACGGATTTATTCATTCAATGTGTCAATGGAAAAGGTATCATAAATTAGATTATTTTGTTACTGGCAAGGGTGTTTACAACACTAAAACGCAGAAAGAATGGCACGGTGGTAAGCGTTTTAACAAAGTTAGTGATGAAATGCTTAAGCGTTGGGATGTTATAACAGATTATGCAGACGGAAGCCACACCGGATGGGTTAATACAGTTAAATATCATTTAATGCTAGTTGATTTACATACAACTATATACATCAAAGCTGATGACAGTGACATAGATGATATATACAATGCGTTACTAAACCCACCGATATATCCATCATTAGGCGAATATGGTGATTTATGCAAGATTGAAACAGTAGATATTGTAGAACTTAAGGAGCTTGACAAACCTATATCAGCTCCATTAGATACACAATCTTATATTCCTGTTAATAAAGGCAATTTCGCAGGAACTATATATAGAATTAATAACAAATATGAAATTGTCAAAGGGCTTAGGCAATTCCAAAAAGTTCCTTGTTACTTAGTGGATAAAGGACAGGAAGTTGTTAGTAATCTTTTTGATGATGATAAGCCAATTATTTTTATAGATTAATTTAAACCCCACGGAATATAATGCAACTTTTTTGCTACCTCCGTGGGGCTCTCTTTTATATTCGTAATTTCAATTTTGACAATTTTCAAAATCCGTTTCAGATTTCGTTCAAATCCTACTAAAAAAATTGAAAAAATTTCTCCACAAATTTTATTGCTAAAAATTTTGATACCCCCGTCATATGCAATTTTGGAATCCAAAAATCGGTTACACAGAATTTCATTTTTTGCTCCCGATTTTGTTCACATTTGCCTTAAAAAATTGATGAAAAACTTTAGCGTGGCAAAGCACCATATATAAACTTGACCGGCTGCGGTTCGTGCTTGTTTTGACTTTGTGACTTTGTGTTTTGCCCTATACGGCGGTTTTATTGTGTTGGTGTAGACTTATTAAGCCTACAAAGTAAAACAGCCTTAAAATGCTTTTAAATGCGTTGTATAAAACGGGCATTATATGCCCTTGTAGGTTGTGGAAGCTGTCGCCAGCTCTGGAAGATATACCAGAACGCACGCCGCCCCAACTGGGTACACTTGTACACCTAAAAAGGCGCAAAAAGCCTTATATATAAGCATAGCATTATTGTATTAATTTTTCAAGGTACGCAAAGAAAAGCATATAAATATATACGCTTAGTGCTTGCGGCTGGAATCGAACCAGTCAAACCGCAGCAAGCCAAAAAGGGCGCAGATTGTACGCCCTTAATCAAGTTATTAATTGTTAAATTCATAAAATAGACCACTTTTATTATAACAAGTTGTAAGTCTTTTTAAGCCATAAAAAATATCATAGTTACAATCAAAAACAGCTTGTGAACCCGTGTATATAATTACGCTTCGCCCATTATCCCAAAAAGAAAAATCCGATATTTTATCAAGCCCCAAGATTTTAACTGCCTTTTCTCCATAGATGAATATAAATTTTTCTAAATTTCCGCGGATTTCTCCGGCTGTTAAAGTGTCTAATTTTTCATATATTGTCATATCGCAGACCTCCATATTCTAATATTATCCCTTAAAAGGGAAAACCGCCGCCGGTATCGGTCCGGCTGGCATCTTCTGCGGCGGTTAATTTGCTTTTACTTCTGCTCTTAAAATCTCAATAGCTTCTTGTGTTGTGTGTTCCCTGTACCACTTCCAAGGCTTTTTATATGCTTTTGCAAGTGCAAAGTCTTCATGCTTTTCTGTCAAAATGTGTCTAACTTCTAAAAATGCCTTTTTTGCTTCTTCTAATCTATTCATAATGTTTTTACCTTTCTTTTATTTATTTCCTTACGGGTAAAGCAAGCCGGGGAATCGAACCCCGGAAGCGTCAACCTTGCTAATTATACTAAGAGCTGCAAAAGCTCCGCGCGTTTAGTCTGTATTAATTCCTTTGCTTTCATAAAATCAACCGCACCGCCTGTCATATATTCGATATACTTCGCAGCGTTGATATATGCGTCAAATTCTGCCTTGTATGCCTCATCAAAGGCATTTTCTAATTCTTTGCTTTCTGGCTGTTCTGTCCATCTGCTTTCTGCTTCGTCTGCGACTTTCTCCAACTGTTCCAGTTTCTTAATCTTTTCTAGTAAAATCTTCATAATTTACACCTCCTTGTTAATATGTTCAATCTTGAATCTGTCGCGTGTATCTTTTGGAATAACTAAATTAACAAAATCCTCCGCTAAAACTAAGGTATCAAATTGTGCCACAATTTTTTCTTTAGGACTTTCAAATTTACTAAAATATTGTGTTTCTATAACTTGCCAATTCATATTTAATCCTCCTTATTCTGTAATCCTTTCAAATATAACTATTGTTTTGCGTGCGCTTTCTCTCTTCTTTTCAGCCATATAACTATGGCGGCGGCTCTTTAATGCCTTTCTTGCTGTCTCTAAGCTATTAACTCCCCAGCCTGCGGCTTCTCTTAATAACTCAACATCTTCTTTTGGCAGTTTAATGGCTCTTAAAGTGTCGGGATTGATAGAGTAATCATCTTTAATTCCTGGAGACAAATATTGACAAAGTGGGACATATTCATCGCTCCCCATATTCTCGCCGATATTCCATACAAAGAAACCGAATGGAATCTTTTCGACTATCTTATAAATATCTGTTTTCCCTAATGTTTCACTTGTAATTGTGCCCTCTTTAACTTCAAATCTCATAACCTTGTACCATTTCGCCGACTGTGTTATAATCGACTTACCTTTCTTTTTGATTGGTGGCGGTTGTAAACTTTGGTAGAGTGGCAACCGCCTTTTATTTATGCTCTTATTATAAAGCTATCGTTATATAATTACAAGTCGCAAAATGTAACAAATATATAAAGCTATCTATATATTTTTATTGTGCAATATGTATAAAGCTATCTATATATAAATATATAACGCTACTATATAATAAAGTTATCTTTATATTTTCATTGACTTTGTTATAACGCTACTATATAATAAAGTTATCTTTATAAAAGGAGTTGATTTTATGGCAGTATCTAAAGCGCAGGCAAGAGCTATAAAAAAATATGACAATAAAGCATATTTCAAAAGCCTTGTAAGGTTTAAAAAAGAAGATGAGGAACGAATCAGAGCGGCGGCAGGCGATAGCCTTAACGGCTTTATTGTGGCAGCTGTAATGGAGAAAGTACAGGAAGCAGAAAAGGCGAAAGCTCCAACTTGTATAAGCTCCGATGAATGCCCATTCTAAATAATTAAAAGAATTTTAAAATACTACTTGACTATATAACGCTATCGTTATATAATAAGGGTACAAATTAAGAAAGGGCAGCCGAAAGGCTAAAAGGTGAAGAATTATGATTAATATTGACGAACTCAAAAAGTTAAATTATGAAGATGGAAAAACACTTTTATTAAGTGCTGGATATGTAGCACAGGGGAGCGATGAAAGCCCTTGCTATAGTACAGAAGCTGAAAAGATAATAGATGAGCATTTTTATCTTTTTGATGAAGATGATGAACAGGTCGATTTAATTAATTACACAATTTTGTGTAATCTAAACGGAGAGACTAATGATGAGCAGGAGGTTGAAATTGTAAGAGCATATTGGGAAAGGATAGAAGATTAAGGGAGGTAAAAATATGAAATATTTAACAGTTAGAAGAAACAAGAATGGAGAACCTAATAAAACGGATATGAAGAGCCTTGCAAAATTCTTTACAAGTGAAAATGTGGGAAAATATGCAGATTATGACAGTTATCTATTTGCTGTCGAAGAAACAAGAAACGCCGGTAAAGAATTTGTCGGATATACATTCAAAATAGCCACAAAGGCGGAGAAGTCCGGCGGATGTGATTATTATTTCGGTGAAGTTCTTGATACTGGGGATAAAGTTGTTATATCCACAGAAAACGAGTATAAGAGCTTAGATTGGGCATATAACAAAGCTCTGGAGATAATTAAAAAAGAGTTCTAAAATTGGATAGGATAAAATTAAAAGAGGGAGCTTGCCACTCCCTCTTTTTTCTACGTCATACGTTACTATTTAAGAAATACAAAAACGTATATTTCAATACATCCAATGTTGTTGTTTAAAAATACAAAATAGCGTATTTCAATACATTTTTGTTACTGTTTATGCTTAATATAATAAACAGCTTTTTATATTATGTCAAGCCCCAAAATAAAATTGACTTTATAATATATTTATGCTATATTATTTTAATAATTAAATATATAAGATTTACACCCGATAATATTAATATTGTTATCGGGTTATTTTTATGTTATTAGATATATAAAATTAATTAGCTGGAGCAGACCCAGCAGAAAGGGGGAATATATGGAGAAAGTACAGGAAACACCAGACACACCGGAGATATTCCAGAATGACATAGAATTATATCTGACAAAATTTTGTGAAGAGCACAACATCAAAGATATGACCAAAGAGCCACAAAGCAGATGGAATGCCGCTCTTATGTATATAAATAAATATGTTTTTAGTGATAAAAGCATATTAAAGTTAAATAAGAATATTAATAAAAATAATACTAATTGTATTATGGATAATAATTTTAATATGTATGATTATGATAAAGTAGAGTATATATTATATATATATTATTATTTATGTGCTGTATATGATAAAGAGTGCAGTATTATAGGATTTAGTTTATTAACTGGAATTAATAGAGATACTATATACGACTGGGGAACGAAAGAGAAAAAGCTAAGTACAAAAAGTTGTGACATCGCGCAAAAACTGCGGGTTTTTCGTGAAGAAAGTTTATCAAATAAGCTTGCAACCGGCAATAAAAACCCGGTTGGAATTCTTGCGATACTCAACAGACATTTTGCTTGGAACTTGCCCGGCGTCAGCAGAGAAAACACCAGCAAAACACCTCTTACAGCCGCGGAAATACGCCAGCAATTAAACCAAAATAATACACAATTAACCGATAAGCAGCAGATAAACGTTGTAAACAATTCAGACACAATTTAAACAGCTCGCAAACCGCTTAAATACTGGGTTTGTGAGCATTAAACATTTATATAACGCTGATAAATTAAGGTTTATCGGCGTTATGGTATGGATATGGTGTTAATTGTGTTAATTGTTTGAGAATATGGCATAAAATAGACACAATTACACGGATAAGGGCGGAGGGGGTTAAAAGAACATATGTTCGACCGACTGCTAAGTCACACGAGCAACTTCTTGGATTTTATTCTGTACCACAGAATAGAAATATGTTATAATATATATAAATAAATATAAGGAGTTGATATATTATAAACACATTACAAGAATTATTAAATAACAATATCAATATAGATACCGCTAATAGAATGTTAGATAATTATAATTCTAAGATTAACACTTATAATGGTATCTATATAATTACTGATATTACTTATGATTTCAATACAAAGGGCAGAGATGTAACTCTTAAATGTACAGAGTGTGGGCGAGTAATACATAGAACTATGATTAAAGGTCGTAACAAGTGGAGCGAGTTAATTAAAACTTGCCCCTGCCAAAAGCTTAAACGCCAAGAGGAAGCCAAAAGCGAACTTGAAAAAATTTTAAAAAATGAAAAAGAGGTCATTCTTTCAAGGGTTGGGGAAAATTATGGTGATTACAAAATCGTATCTATTCAAGATATTGATACAAACCCTAAATATGTAATGCAGTGCAATCAATGTGGAGAGAAAAGAACTATGTTAGCCACTTTAAAGTCCTTTGAAAAGAGGAATTTTCATTGTGCAAAACATTATATCCAGCCCATAAAATTTGACAATTCATATATAGGCCGCAAAAACAATAGACTCACAGTTATAGGTATAGCAAAAGATGAAAAGAAACATAGGAAATTTGTTTGTAAATGCGATTGTGGTAGTATCAAATTAATTGAGCCCTGTTTTTGGGAAAAAGGAGTTGTTAAAAGCTGTGGCTGTCTTAGTGAAGAAAGTAGATTGGAACATTCTGAAGAATTAGATAGGCTGAGAAGAATACACAACGGGATGATACAGAGATGTTATAACCCAAATTCTCATAGTTATGCTAATTATGGCGGACGTGGGATTAAAATATGCGAAGAATGGAGCGATAGAGAGAAATTTATAGACTGGGCATTAAAAAACGGCTATTCAAACGATTTATCTATTGACCGAATAGATGTTAATGGCAACTATGAGCCTAGCAACTGCCGGTGGGCTGATTGGCAAACGCAGAGCAATAATAAGCGGCCTAGTGACGAATGGAAAAAGCGTAAGCCACGAGAACATATGCATTGGGTTATAGATGGCGTGTCTAAAACAAGAGAAGAATGGTGCAAAGAATACAATATAGGATTGCCAGCTGTACTGTATAGAATTAATAAAAAAGGTATGTCCATAGAAGAGGCGTTGAAGAAGCCTAAGGAAACATTAGGAAGACCAAGAAAGGTTGAAATTAATGAGAACATCAAGTGACCCAAAAGAAAGTACAATCAAATTGAGACTTAATGACGAAACGAGAAAACATATTGAAAAAAAATCAAAAAAACAAGGCGTTTCAATGTCTGAATATATACGAAAATTGATAGAAAAAGACATTTACAACAAGTGCTAATTGTTGTATAATAGACACATATTAATCAATCACAAGATATTCAATAAACACATCAGAGAATCAGCTAGTCGGCTGAATAAATTCCAAAAAAATTTTAAAAAAATAAAAAAAGAGTTAGGAGTTATAAATGCAGGGCAATGAATACCAAAAATTGGCTATGCGTACTAACGATAAAATGACTAATCATAGGCAGGCAGGTGATGTCTAATGCTTAAGCCGGAGGAAGATTGCTGTAATTGCTTGTATAAATTTAAAATGTGGTTTGAAACGCCTTGTAAAAATTGCAATGGTAATCCAGACACGCATCCTAACGGCGTAGATAACTTTGTAGAACAGATTGATAGTACAAATGATATTGCAGCACTCTTTGAAGATAAAGAGTAGCTTAATTGCCCCTTAGCCAAGCGGTCAAGGCATAAGATTTTGATTCTTACATCATCAGTTCGATTCTGATAGGGGTAGTTCGCAAGTACTTAATCGTTACTTGCACCTTTTGAACTTACTGGTTTGGTGGAATTACCATAACATTAAGTTCTCCTTTCGCCTCATAGCAAGAGCTGTTAAGGACCGTCAGAAAGTCCGTGAGGTTTTACGCATATCCCACACAAATATGCGTAGTAATTATTTCAAATATTTCATAATCAGCAGTTATCCTTAAGGGATAGACGGCGAGCGAAGCCACTTTCTTTGAACAGTCCAACTGCACGGGCGTAACCACTTCCATCCAGCTTTGCCACGACCTGTTATAGGTGTCATAGCCTATACTGCTGTTAAGACTAGCACTTTATATTCCCTCAAAACAATATTTTTAAGCGTATAAATGACCTCCAAAGAATTTATAAATGTGAATTGTTTAATCTCTCTGTGCTAGTCTTTTTTATTTCAACTTGTCAGAAATTCTTACAAGTTGACGGATAGTAGTTCAGTTGGGAGTAACGCTTGATTTATTCAAGTAGTCACAGGTTCAAACCCTGTCTATCCGATTACAACAAACTAGCTTGACGAAGCGAAAAGCACAAGCCTTAGTGCCTGTTTGTTGTTTTGTTAATAAGGCAGTTATCAGAAAGGCAGGTAATAAATATGCTATCAGAAAATGAAATCCAAACAAAAGTTAATTTTCTATCATCAGCAAGGTGTAACCACACATTCCATAAATACATTGACATAACAGGCGATTTGATAGAGGGTGCGCTATTATCAAGAATTTTATATTGGTTTGCACCAACTAAAGATAACAAAAGCAAAGTCAAGATATACAAAGACGGCGAATATTGGATTGCGAAACAAAGAAAAGACTGGTGGGAAGAGATAAGGATTACTGAAAGGCAGTATGATAAAGCAATTAAATCGTTGGTGAAAAAGAAATTTGTAATTACAGCAAAATACAAATTCAATTCAATGCCGACTATACATATACGACCTAATTATGATGTTATCAACGCAGAAGTTAAAAAATGGGAAAATAGTATCAGGCAAGAGGTTATAGCAGAAGATGCAGGACAGGAGTTACATAAACAAGCAGACGGGAATGACACAAAATGTAATTCCCAAGGGAATAACACAAAGTGTAATTCGGGAGTGTCACAAGATGTAACTCTTTTAACAGGGATTACTAACAATGATTACCCTAACACTAATTACGGAACATTAAATACAGAGTGTAATTCTCTTAACAGAGAACAATGTAATTCTTTTTTACCCAAAGATAAAAAAGCGAAAGAGTTTAAGCCGATAAGCGAATACTCTCAAAGTGATTGGGAAGTTGCTGAAGAAAGAATGATAAGCAGAGCTGGTAAGATAGCTTATGATTGGACTAATGATAAAACACTTAAAGAAAATGTAGAAGCATTCTTTAAATACTTTTTAGATAAACACGGAGAATGTACTGGAGAATATCACTACCCATTAACAGATAAGGTTTTATCAAGAGTAGTAGATAATTTAACAAAAGAAACCGACATAGAGCGTGACGGATATACAGATACCTATTATGCGGCTATAAGTGATATGGACGATAATACAGACTACAAGATGCTAGTTGATGAATATTTCAATACAAAGTTTTCGGCAAAATGTGATTATAGCTTAGTTCATTTTTCTTCGGAGAATGTTTTAATCAACATTATGAACCACGCTTGTAAGAGTAGTTGGTGTGAAAGTAAGGAATTGTAGGAGGTATTTATTATGAGTTCATATAAAGATTTACAGACCAAGATTTTTGAAAGAGATAATTATACTTGCAGATATTGTGGAAAGAGTAGCAGAGAATACAGAGCATTGGTAATGACACATATAAGAACAGCTTCAATGTGCGGCGATGATAGAGAGAGCAATTTAATTACATTGTGCAGACATTGTTACAATCACATTTCTAACAATGAGATTAGGGCAAAGTTTGAAACAAAAGAAAATGCTGATTATTTTTGGGGATTATACCACGAAAAAGTCAAAGGGTATTGTTATTATACAAACTACATCAAAAAGGTATTTACTGAAAATGGTGTGCTTATGACAAGACCGCAGATTGATAAATATGTCAGTATATTTGTTAAAAATGATGATGATTTTAACGCTTTCAAAGCAGAACTTCAAAATACAGGTTATAAGAATATGCCATCTAAAATGCGTAGTGATGTAAGAAAATATAATCATCAAGTTGAAAATCAAAGTAAGGAGTGATTATTATGGCAGCAGGTGTACATCCACTAAATAAAGATAAATTCTATGAAGCAATTAACCTGTACATATCGGGACAGGCTTCACAAGTAAAGGCGGCAAAAGTAGCAGGTTGTAGCGTACCAACATTTAAGAAATACGCTAACAAGATTTATGGCGGCGAGGAATTACCAGATAATTTATGGGGAAAGAAGTAATATGTGTAAATTTTGCGAGGAAAAATTTCCTATCATAACACATTATGGCAAATTTAAGATTGATAAGTTGTCAAATAAACCTGTAATTACATGCGACTTGAATAAATGCCCGTCTTTTGCAGTGTGTAGCAGTAAAGATATGAATGTTGAAATGGTAATGAAAATAGCTTATTGTCCTATCTGCGGCAGAAAGTTGGTGGAAGCATGAAAGAAACTATTTTATATATTTCAAAATCAGAACAGGATATACGAAGCTTTCTGAAATATCTTCAATCAAAGCTAGAAGCAGAGCAAAAGGAATGTACCCTAGACGAAGAACACAATATTTTAAAAGTACCAAAATATTACGATATTGTCGGAAAAAGCATTCACAGCAATAGACTTGGTGTAGGCTATGGATATTGCAAATATTATTGTTTTTCGGGAGCGTATGATAGAAATAAATACAGCAATGCAGAAAATGAAAAACTTAAAGATATTCTTATGCACACAAGAGAGGGCACAGAGGAAATATCGGAACTTGATATTTTACGCATGCTAGGATTAGATTAAAAGGCGGTGGAAGAATGAAACATCAAAAAGAATGGCACACTTGTGACAGGTGCGGGAAAGAAATGACATTTTACAATGAGAAATACGCTCATTTTAAAACAGAAGAATTAGAGCCTTTACACGAGAAAACTACATACACGGCAGAGGATTTAGCAAAACAAACACTCCCAATGGCTATATGGAGAAACGAACACAGATATGATTTATGTTTTAAGTGCAGGAGAGAATTTGAGAGGTTTATGAAGAATGAATAATTGTAATCTTACCACTTGCCGATACAATGCAGACGGAAAATACACGAATGAGGAAAAGAGAGAAGAATGTGTAAGAGTTTCAAAGGCTGTGCTGATGATTGATGGTTTGGCTGATATAGAAGCACCAGATAATCAATGGATTAAGAAGAAAAATCCATTTAATGTTTGCGACACAAATCCTAATTGTGAGTGCAACCCTGAAACTTGCGGATTTGCTGTTGAATATTCCTCATTTGAAGATGTTAGCAAAGGAATACATAAATATATGTGCGGCCGTTATAAATGCAAATATCAGAAGTAGAAAGGCGTTTTGTGAAGATGATATATGTACATAATGAACAGACAATAAGAGCATTGCAATGGGAGCTACATAAATTTTTGTCAGAAAATCAAAGTGATGTATCAAAAATTGACAGAAGAGGATTACCAATATCTATTAAACTGAAAAACGGAGATACAGTTTTATTTATGACATTTATTGTTTTTCATAAGTGGGAAATTGGAAGAAGAAATTATAAAATAATTTAATAAAATCACCGGCTAACAAGCAGAGTTAGTCGCTACCCTGAAACAGTTATAGGCAGAGGTCTATAAGCGCCTTTGCTGAAAAGTGGAGGTGCTTTTCTTGAATTCTGAATTAAATCAGCTGATAGATGATTGCGAAAAATACATATCCCAAAATGGAATAGATGAAAACATCATAGAAGCCTACTACAACGTGTGCCAGCTTGCCAAGAATGAGGGCGAAATTGACACAATGTTAAAATGTACGGCTAGGACAAAAGAACTCATAGAAAAGGCTTGTATGCGTGATATAGGGCTATCTATGTGGGAGATAGAGAAGTTTGTCTTTAACAATAAAAGTTCCTTTGGCTTGCTTGATAAATACTATGATGTGTTGTTGCTTGAAGCTCAAAGCAAAATAGTGGATAGCGCATTTATGTATCTTGAAAAAAAAAG